TCGATTGAGGAGGAAAACAAAATTCTGGATTCTTATCTGAAGTATCGTTCTGCTGAATTTGAGAACGATTCCAAGATTCAAAAGCTTCTGAGTGAAATTTACATACTGGAACTGGCCAAATACATAACAACCATCGAACTTACTGAAAAAGAACCAATAGTTTTGGATCTTAAAGGACAGACTATAGCCCAGAACATCCGCACAGTGGAAAGTCTTACGGCTTCGCTTGTTCAGAAAATACTGGGATTTATTTCAAATATCAAAAATTTAGAAAATAATATAACCAGCCAGAAGATAGGTGAGCAAACTGTTGATTTGAATCTAGATACGAGTTTCTTCTCCAACGTCTAAAAAGTATTTTTTTACTAAATATTTTGGATGACAAGTGATGAGACGATCAATCTCTTAAAAACTCTTTCTGAAACTGTAGATAGACTGGCTTCCTTCACCCAGGGAAAAGAGGAAGGAAAAGAAGATACCATCATAGGCGAGGACGATAAGCTTTCCTCAACACTTTCCACCACGGAAAAGCGCCGGTGGGAAACCATGTCCAAAATTCTTGCCAAATCCATAAAAGATATCGTGTTTCCCAAAGGAGAGGAAAAAGTAGGTCGTCCCGAATTTAAAACCAAACAAGTAGAAGATCTTGTTCTTTCTCCTACTTTTGAAAAAATTCAAGAGAGTTCCAACAAATGGTTAAAAATGATATTGGCTGGACTTGCTTTGGTGGGAGGTGTTGTTGCCGGTGCAATTGCTGAAATCATAAAAATTTTCAAAGGTATAAAAACATTTTTTGGTGAAACAAAATTGGGTAAACTTATTGGAGGAATATTTGAAGGTTTAAAGGCAAAAGTACCTAAAGTTATATTAGGTCCCATATCTAAATTTTTTGAAACCATAGGAAGGTTGTTTCGTATTTTTGAAGCCGGAAAAGGGCCCTTACTTATAGCAACAAAATTTCCCAGATTTTTTGCATTTTTTGAAGATAGCATAAGAGTTGTTTTTAAAATTTTTCAAGTAGGAACTAAAGTAGGTAGATTGTTTGGAAAACTTTTGGGGCCAATTATGGCTCTTTTTGAAGTTGTTGTTGGATTAGTTCAAGCATTTACCGATCCTAAATTGAGCGACAAATCTTTTCTTCAAAAAATAATCACGGGATTTACACAAGGAATTTTGAACTTTTTTGATTTTTTTGAAATTTTTGGATTGGATCTTTTTAAATTTGAAACCATCCGGGATCGGATAGAAGCTATATTTAAACCTTTTCGGGAAGGAAAATGGTTGCAGGGGCTGCAAGCCATACAAGACCAACTTCTTTCCATTCTTATTTCCATACCCGGTAAGATTGTAGGTTGGATCGTAGGATGGTTCAATAAAGAATTAGGACAAAAAATAATGGAATTTTTTGATAAATTTGATCTTGGTAAATTCAGGGAAGCAATATTCAAAAGAATAGGAAAAATTTTTGGAGGGTTAAAAGATTTTTTCAGCTCAGTGGACGGAAAATTAAGCCCCATCCTAAACTTTTTATTCAAAGCTTTGGGTGGTCCAGTTTATCTTGCATTTGTGGCTTTCAAAAAAGTTTTTGAATATGCAATTCCCTTGATGAAAGGAATAGGTTCTATTGTTTCCAAAGTTTTTGGTTACATTAAAAGTTTTTTTAGCATGATTTTAGAAGGAATAAAGTCTCTTGCCGAAAAAATTTCAAAAATACCATTCATGAAAAAAGTTGCTGATGAACTAAAAGCCATCGCAACTGAATCAACTGTGGCTGAAATATCAGGACCGGCTCCTACCGTTACCTCAACTCCCAAAATGACCGATATTACAGGAAAAAATAATGTTGCTTCTGCAAATATTGAAGATCTTTTTTCAACGCAAGAAGACAATACCAGTGAAGCATTTTCCATGTTTGGGGACCAAGTGGAAACACTGAACAAAACAGGAAATGTAAACAATAAAATAGCAGTGGATCAATTGAGGGAATTTAAAAATCTTAATCAAAAATTTGACATGCTGATGGAACAAATGGCAAATAATAGAAACATAGTAAACAATGTGGTGACTCAAAATTCCATGAATAGTTTTCCACAATCAACATCGGTGTCTGACCTGAGAAGATATCACCGGGAAAGTGATTAATCATGTCAAGCTTTGTAGGAGATATATGGAAGTTTTCTGATAACCCTATTAATTTTGAGGGTCGGGACACAACCGGTGATTCCGCTCCTCCTGTTTTGGTTGGGGCCGGATATTCGGTAAGTTCTTCGATTGCTCCGGGATCCACTCAAAGATTGCGTGTGGGAGACAAGTTTCCAGTGGATGTTATCAACGGTTTTTATTGGACTCATACTCCTTTGACAAAAAGACAAGAAGTTCCTTACATATCCTTGAGTGAAAAACGTCTTAAAACCAACGCACTCATAGCCCAAGCTGCTTATAATTCCATGACCATAGGTTTATTTGATAAAACCGGATTAATTCAACGGGCTGGAAGATCGGTAGATGCCGCAGCACAAGGAAGAATAAGCGAACAATTACAAAAAGTTCAAAATTTTCTTCAGTCAGGTCCAGTAGGAAGCACCATAGATAAGCTTGGTGCCACCATTGGTGCAGCCAAAGAAAAATTTGGAAATTTTTTAGGAGGCGAAGGATTGTTTAGTCTTCCTCGATCTGATGGGGCCAGAAGTGTTTTACGTGTTTATGAAGGACTTTACATAACCGAACCAACCGGATGGGAATATACATTCCCTTATTTTGAGGATTATCAAAATGGAGTAGCCAACGATTTTGGTGACCAAAATGTGGGTGGCATAGGGGAAGGTGTCACAGCATTAGGAGCTGCTTCTCTTGTGGAAGGTTCAAGAAAAATTGCAGAAGATGTATCAGGTACAATGAATATCATGGAACCCGGTACATATATTGAAAAACCAAAATTTTATCAATTTCAAGACAGCGGAGATGAAATTACCGTGGCATTTCCTCTTTTAAACACAGGACACGCTACATACAAGGATGTTATTAGAAATTGGCAGTTGATTTATCTTTTGGTTTACCAAAATCGACCCATACGTTTTACCCGGGACTTGATTGAACCTCCGGTAATTTATGAAGTTTCATTGCCGGGTCACAAATATATGCCATATGCGTACGTCAGTCGTTTGGAAGTTCAATTTGTGGGATCACGCCGACCCATGGAAATAACTTTCAAGGATGAAAGCAGCTTGGGCCAAGGTCAAAACAAAGTGAATACAATCATTCCGGACGGATACACTGTGCAAATAACACTCAAGGGACTTGTGGCAGAAACTCGTAATTTTTTATACACATCCCTTAATGCGGATCCTGTTACTGTAACCTCAACAGGAGGTATATAATCATGATTGATCTGGGCCAACAACAAAATGATATACCTGATTTGGATCCTTTGAATCCATCCCGGTATGAAAATATTTTTAAATTATATAAAGACAGTAACTCCATTTATTTTTATAATATTTTAAACAATATTGTTGTGCCTGAAAGTATTGATAAGCAGTTTTTTTATATAATAAAAATAAATCGACGTGTTCCTTGGACAACTATTAGTTATGAACAATATGGAACAATAGACTTGTGGTGGTTCATATGTCTTGTAAATAAAATCATCAATCCTATAAAATTTGCAGAACCGGGAACCGAATTAAAAGTTATAAGAAGAAACTATCTAGCAACCATACTAAACATAATTCAAAAAAACGTTAATTTATGAGTTTGCCGTTGCCTATTACCAACCTGCAAAATTATGATGATCAGGTTGTTCAAATCAATGATATTTTATACAAATATAATATATTATTGTTTAATCCAGATTTGGATGTGGTCCGCATAAAACAGTCTGCAATAAAAACATTATTTTTGGAGGACAACCTAGACCTTTTTTATCACAGAGGTTACTTGATATATGACAATAAATTTGATGTTATTGAATCTTTAAATTCTCTTCAATCCAATTTTTATTCAACACCTTCTTTAATGGATGGAACACAGCGAGGAACAGGATCCAAAGGATATCGGTATCGGGGAGACGCCCGTGACTTTTTGATTGTGGATATCATGCCGGAAGTTTCTCCCGGAACCATAAAAAAAGGGAATATAAATGAAAAAGATCAGAAAGTTTTTAATCTTCGATTTGTTTTTACCATTTACGATACAGAAGATATTCGGGGCGATAAGCTAAACGAAAAATACAAAAAGCTGTATTTTCATGATTTTTCTTATCAAATCATGACAGAAAAAGAAGTATATTTCACAACTTCTGATTATGTTGAAGAAAAGGATATTATTCGTCTGAATAATCAAGGACGTGGGATTGATACAGGAAATGCCATCCAAAATTTAATTAAAAAAACATTCAATCCAGAAGAGGGTTATAGTCCTAAATTTTCACAAAAATGGGACATAGGAGGAAGTTCTATTTTTTACAGTAGCCCTGCACAATTCAAAGCGATTGATGATCTTAACTATCTTTTGAGCTACCACGTAAGTTCTCCGGAATCAGATTATGATAATTGCTATCTTCGTATAGAAAGATATACCGATGAATGGAAACTGGAAAGTTTTAAAGATTTATTTAAATCTGCTTTCTTTAACTCTCCCGCTCTTTCTCAGTTTGGTTTATCTGAGTCTTCAGGTCCGGGGCTTGTTGAAAGTTTCTTTTTGGGAATGCCGATGGATGATTCTGCTGTATCAGATGTTCAAAACCGTATTCCTGATTTTGCCGGAAACATGGTAAGTTATAATGATTCCAGCATTTTAAATCGTTATGAATTCACAAATATTTCCGGAAAAGATTCCCAAAACGAATTGGTTTCACACCTGGTTCATAGCCATAATTCAAACACAAATACCTTCAGAATAGATTTTGAAAACAATAGTTTGGATACTGCATCTAAAACTTATTATGACAACTACGTGCGTAATCTAAAAGGATCCGGGGGCAATGCACCCGCATCTAATCTGTCCCTGAATCAATACAGAACCAAACAACAAAACATCAAAAATGTTTTTACCATCAGCAGCGAGAGTCAAACACAAAGATATTCATTTGGGCGCAATGAAATACTTTATTCTTCATTGTTTCTGAACAATTGTATCAAGTTTAGAACCAAAGGTGTTACCAGCCGTCAAGCTGGTCAATTCATCAGCATACAGCGGCATAATACTGTTCCGGACAACTATTTTGATGACAAAAATTTAGGCATATATCTGATAATTCGATGTGAGCATGTGTTTGTGGATCAAAAATATTTTAATGAAATTTTTGCCGTCAAAACATACAATTATAAGGATCCTAAATTCACCGCCAAAACACTATGAACAACATAAAAACAATTGATCCGGAAATGGTATCGGCCCAGCTTTTCTTTAAAAAAGAATTTTATCAGTCTGCTTCAAACTACCTGGATTTTATTGGCAATCGCACAAAAGAACTGGATCTTTTTCTTGAATGGAACAAAACAGATTATGCGAATGACCCAATAACAGCAAAAACAAATTTTTTTAAAAAATTAGACATATCCAATTTAGATGCTGATTTTGCGGCACATTGGTTGAAACAATACAACACATCTCTTTCTGAGGTAAAAGACAAAGTAAAATTTGAAATGGGCGGTGATTCAATTTATTCCCGGGGTCAGTCCGATTGCGTGGGGTCGTTGGCAAGAATGAGCAATTACGCCAACAATTCGACCCAGCTTCTTTCGGATCGGGATATGAAAAATCTTCCGGTACCTTCAATTTATGGGGCTGGACTGGAAAATCAGCTGAGTAACAACGCAAAAATAGTAAATTCGGCTTTTTCAAAAGCAGCTAACAGTTTGTTTCGCTATGCCGGTTTTAATATACAAGAAAAGGTTTCGGAAAATACACTTTCTCATGGTCAAAATTTAATACCGGACTATGGTCATTATCAAAGAATGATGAAAGTAGTTAATGATCTTACACAAAAACTCCGACAGGATTTTAAGGATTTTTTCAAAGTTACGGAATTTTATTCCAATTATAATCCCAATAGCAGATCCACAAATGTTCAGGTTATACCTCCAACAATTGTCACGACTCTTGTGGAGGGTCAAGTGCAATATCAAACAAAATTAAAAAGCCGTGCCGCCGACATTTTAACATCCTACACAAACAAAGCTGCTTTAGACACTATTCCGATTTCTTAGCTTCCAGGGTAACACTTTCTATACCGACCGAAGATCGCATCAATTGCTTTAAAATTTCTTCCCGTGTGAAAGTAACACGATTTTCATCGTTTGTGTTTTTAAGTTCCTTTTTGGAAGCTATGTCCAAGAGCTTTATTTCCTTGGCAGTTTTGTCTTTCTTTTCGGCCAGATTAATTTTGTTGAGGGTGTCTATCGCGGCAGTACTGGCTTTGATAAGTTCAGATATTGCCAATATCTCTTTGCTTTCAGGACTGTGAGCTATATAATCCTTCATGGAAAGGATCAGTTCGTTGGTTTCTTTTATCAATCTGGCCGATTGTTGTATGACAAAATCTTCAACCTCCCCTTTGTCCAATCTTGTTTCCGGGCTGCGAGGTGTCTCAGAAAGTGCCTGAACTTCCTTTAATTGATCCAATAAATTCTTGACTTTAACCTTTTGATCCATATCATATATATTTACGGTCAATCATGAATATTGCAAATAACCTATGGGTTGAAAAATATCGACCAAAAACCCTTGATGAGATCATTTTGGACAATAAAACCCGGGAATTTGTAAAAAATTGTCTGCAAAAGAAAACCATTCCACATCTTTTACTTTATGGAAAACAAGGAATGGGAAAAACATCCTTGGCCAAAATCATAGTAAAAGAACTTGGTTGTGATTATCTTTATATCAATGCTTCGGACACACGGGGAATTGACACGGTTCGGGATGAAATCAAAAATTTTCTGCAGCTCATGCCCAGCAACGGATCCATTCAGATTGTGATACTGGACGAATTTGATGGATTTACGGCGGATGCGATGCGGGCACTTCGCAACATGTTGGAGGAATATTCTGAAACAAACCGGTTTATTTTTACCTGTAATGATATTAGCAGGGTAATCGAACCTATTCGAAGTCGAGTACAAGAAATAAACGTTTACAATCCTCCCATAAAAAACTGTTTGGAACGGTGCATCAATATTCTTAAGAACGAAAAAATTGAAATTAATGATAAAAACAAAGCAATAATTTCAAACAAAGTAAAAGCTTTTTATCCGGACATACGCAAAATCATATTTGAATTGCAGACATCCTTGGATCTTTCCATCAATTTGAATGATAATGTTCAAAATCTTGAAAGTGTGGCAGCCAATATATTAAACAAACTTTCAAAAGAAGATTTTGTATCTGTAAGAAAATATATTATAGAAAATGAAAAAGCATTTAATGCCGATTATCCGGATCTTTTAAAGAAAATATGCGAAGTTATTTTTTATTCAGATATGGATAATGAAAAGAAAAAGAAGTGTTTTTTGGAAATATCAGAGCATTTGTACAGGTGCAAACAGGTTCTGGATCAAGAAATCAACTTTTCTGCCTGTATTTGTAAACTACAGGAGGTTATTGGTTCTTAGGAAGATAGTTGTAAGTGTACGAAGCAACGCTGGGATTCTTGGAACCTTCAGCAGGTTTGGAAGGAATCTTAACATTTGAGTTTTTAAGCTCAATTTCAGAAGGTGTATTTTTGCCGTTACCCTTGTCGGTCTGTGAAGTTTGATAGGTCGGATTCAAATAGGTGGCACCCTTTTGCTTTTCTTCTTCAATTTCTTCCGGCTTGATGTTGCTGTTGTTAGGACGCTTCAAACTTTCAGGAACTTCCGGAAGATTGGGGTAATAATCCTTGTATTCCAGAATGGAAGCAGGAAGAGTCAGGAAATCTTTGTAAAGTCCGGGGGCCAGTTCCAGCGTGACATCACAATAAAAGTCATCCGCGTTGTTTGCTTCCACAAAACCGGGCTGAACGCTGGGACGATTGGTTTTTACGGCACTCACCCGCATCAAAAGACCACTATCCGCAAACTGTTTGGCTTTTTCTAGAATAGCCCCACCCTGTTTTTGGAACCATTCATTCTTCAGGGCACCGTCTTTGAATTTGACAATATCTCCAGTCAGGAATCCGCCACGGGTGTAACGGCTTATGAATGATTCGTACAAACCTGTGAATTTTCTCATCTTGAATATTTACCTTTAAAAACAAACTTTTATATTAAATATTTATAAAATATGGCCGCCATAAACCTATCCTTTCTGCAGCAACCACCCAAGGTAGACGACCATGTTTACAAAGATATTCATTTTGATTTAGAAAAGAATTACACCCGTGGTACTGAATTAGATAAAAAGCTGGAAATCAAGGATTTAAAAAGTGACTATGATTTGGATGCAATAAAAAACAGTCTTTTCAATTTGTTTACAACATTACCTGGTCAAAAAATTCTAAACCCTGTGTATGGTTTGAATCTTATGCAATTTGTTTTCACAAATCTGAGTGAAGCAAATGCCCGACTGATCGGTAAAGTTATTTTTGAAGGCACCGAATTGTTTGAACCGAGGGTTACCATTTTAAATATTAATGTGAATGTAGATTACGATCAAAATCAGTATACAATAAACATGCGGATAAATGTGCCTTCTCTTAATCTTTCCAACGTAAGTATTAAGGGAGTTTTAAAAGATAGCGGATTCTACTTCATCTAATTATGGCAAACGAAATTTCAAAAACAGACTTTCCATTGCAGCAAAATGCATATGCTGCGTTTGATGCCCAAAGTTTAAAGAGCTTGATGCTTGATCAGCTTAACCGGGGTGGTGTGTTCACAGACCAGATTTTTGAAGGCAGCAATTTCAACAGTTTCCTGGACGTGATTGCATATAGCTATCATGTTCTTTTGTTTTATCTCAACAAAACATCATCGGAAAGCTTGTTTTCTCAGGCACAACTGTATGAAAACATGAATCGGATTGTTAAACTGATAGATTATAAACCCATAGGCTATCAAACAAGTTTGCTTTCGTTTAATACAATTACCAGTGAAAATCTTCCGACAGGAACATACACAATTCCAAGATATTCATATTTTATTATTAACGGTGTTCAATACGCGTTTAAAGAAGATGTGACATTCACAAAAACAGAAGATGGTGGGGTTTCACTGGAACAATTGTCAAAAAATAATCTTCTTTATCAAGGAAGATTTGTTGAATATCCCATCTATACCGCAATAGGAGAACCTTTTGAAATTCTACGAGTAATTTTGGTTGATCAAAATGGAAATTCTCCGTTTGTTGATCATTTTACCATGAATGTGTATGTAAAAGATAAAATAACCCAACAATGGTCGTTATGGTCACAAGTTCCCAATCTTTTCCTTTATGAAAATCAAGATGAAATTTATGAACTTCGTTTCAATGAAAATGGAAAATATGAAATAAAATTTGGAGATGATGTAACTGGAAAAAAGCTAAAAAGTGGAGATGAGGTTTTGGTTTATTATTTGCAAAGCGATGGAACCCCGGGAGAAGTTGGAGTTGGAACCATAGACGGAAACGGGTTATTTCAATACAGCAGTTCCAATTATACTACGGTTACAAATGACACTAAAAATATAACATATATGACACCTGGTCAGTTTGCTTTTCTCACATTTACAAATTCAGACCCTTCAACAAAATTTGGGGAACCTGAAACTGTTGATAACATTCGGGAAAATGCCCCCAACACATTCAAACGGCAATATCGTTTGATTACAACAAATGATTTTAAAGGTTATATAACCAACACATTCAAAAATATTGTTCATGATGTTCAGGTTGTTAACAACAAAGAATATTTGAACGGACACATAAAATATCTTTATAATCTGGGGCTAAAATATCCTTCACTCGAAAGCAGAGTTTTATACAATCAAGTAACTTTTGCAGACACATGCAATTTCAACAACATCTATTGTTATCTTGTTCCCAAGCTTCAAAAAGCAAACTCTGTTAAAGTAAACAATAATTTTGTGACAGACGCCCTAAAACAATACATAGAGTCTTTTATAGATCCTATAAAATTGACTTCTTCTGAGGTGATATATTCCGATCCAGTTTATATGGCATTTAACTTGGGAATATCACTTCCTGTCGAAACATTAGATAAAGACATTTATAAACAAACAAAACTTATAATTGTTAAAAAATTTGATTCACGGGTAAATGATGATGAAATCAAAAGCGTGGTCACAAAAATATTTGAAAATTATTTTGATCCTAATAATGCAAAACTACACCAAACAATTGATTTAACTACTCTCAATAATTCTGTGGCAGAGATAAACGGTGTCAAAAGTTTTTATACTAAAAGAATTGCAGAAGATGGTCGTACGATAGAAGCAGACGGAATCAGTCTTCTTTACTGGAATAGTGTGTACAGCAAAGAAGATATTCATGTTTCAACCCAAAATATAAATATGGAATATTTTCAGTTCCCGTATCTTTACGACAGAGACAATTTCTTGGAAAGAATAGAAATTGTTGTTGAAACCGTTTAACATGGCATATGACATGCACCTATATCAATATAAGTGTAAAAAACTTTACCGGCTTGGAAGTTTTGAGCACATACACCCTTGATGTCACTCCTCTAACTTTTGTAGCGTCATTATCTTCCAATAATTTACTTGTAAGTGACAAAAAAGGATTTTGGAATTTTGGGGACGGAACCATTTCAACAAGTCTTAGTACTGCCCACCATTATACTTGGCCTGGTGTGTATGATGTTACTTTTTATGCATATACAAGTGGCGGAAATGCAGTTCAGGCATGTCAGACCTTTCAAATAACCGCTTTTAATTACATAGGAGATTATATACAATCCACATATTTGGATGATGAAAAAATTTCATCAGTTCAAAGCGGACAAGTTTCCGATGCCATAAAAATAAATAGGTTTAATTCTTGGCAATCTTTTCCATCGATTTCTGCCACCGGATATACAATTAATTTTTATGCAAGTGGAAGCAGATCAGATTATTTACAAATTGATAACTATTTAAAAGATCCTTGGGCACATTTACAGGCTTATTTCTTTTTTGTTCAAAAAGCAGATAATAGATTTGGAATTTTAAGTTCAGCCTCAACCACGGCCGATCCAATTTATGTTTATGTTTCCAATAACCAAATTGTCGAAACAACATTTCCATATGAAGGAAGCACTTTGGCTGGAACAAGCGGCACGACCACAGTTTATTATGTTGATCAATATCCGAAAACTTTCACATCCGAAGCTCCAATATTTTTGTTTGCTTCATTGGACACTTCAAAATTTGCTTCAAGGAATGAAACTCCAAATTTAAATTATACTGAAAATTTTTCAAATCTTTCTTATTTTAATTTTTCTTCATTGGTTATTCCCATAAAAAATCGTTATAATCCTGCACAAATTTTATCCATAACATCAAATGGAATCGATGGAGAGGGATATGTGGACGATTCTTTTTATATCAACAAAATCAAATGGCAAAATTATCCAATTTCATTTTTTGTAAAACTAAAAGATTCTCAAAATTATAGCACAAAACAATATCCTCTTTTGACTTTTAATAACACTTCTCAAGATTTTGATCTGTCATGCAATTTAATTTCAGTTTGTTCCCAAAAGGTTATCAATGATGTAGAATTTTATAAAAATAACAATGTAAAAAACATAACAAGAACCGGAGGATTTTATGCTGGATATTTTAAAAGTCCTTATGCCTTGGAAAATGTGGCACTTACCGCTTCTGTTACAGTGACAGATCCCCCATTTTTTGCTAAAGATTCACCTTATAGTTGGATTGGTCAGGGGTTGGATTCATATTCTATATCCATAACTTCCAATCAAGCAATTGCTTCAAACATTTATCGATACAATAAATTCAGAAATTATGATGCATGTGGTGACACCATTTCACTTCAATTAACGGCAAATAGCACTTCTCCTACTATTTTTTCCGGGGTTTTAAAAAATCCATTCGCAATAGCCGTAAGTCCGTCGGAAGACGATGCGATTTGGTTTGCAGATTCTGACAGGGATCGTGTTTATAAGCTAAAGAAAACTGGAGAAATACTGTTTAATATTGATCTTTCAAATGCACCAAGAATAGATGCTACGGGCAATATTGTTTATTATAATTATCAAGGAACCGTATCGGGCGCTACCCCATCTTCAATAGCGTTGGATGGCCAAGCAAATGCTTGGGTTACATTATACACTTCCGGTTCATGCATACGAATTCAAAGAGATACCGGATATGTGGATTCAGAGGCGTTCCCCCGATATCCTGATGCAAACTTTTCAATATTAAACACGTTTAGTGCCGGTCCCATTAATTCTTATCTGGGAGTTCCTGTTGAAATATTTTTTGAATATAACACACCTGCATTAAGCGGATTGTACGCAAACGAAAACACCGTTCTTCCCACTTGTATTGAAACCGATCTTGATAGCAACATTTGGGTGACTTATTCCAATCCATTAAAAGGATATTTGATAAAATTTGATCCAAATGGAAATTTCTTGGCAGCCAAAGAATTTCCCACATTGTTTAGTCCTCAACAATTATTAATTGACAGGGACAACAATCTTTACATGACTGTGATGACTTATCTGAAAAACAACTCCAGCATCACAAACCGAAACGACTTTTTATACAAATACGAATCAAATACAGGAAATTTAAATTCCAATTATCCTTTGAGTGGATACAGTGGTTTGGGTCCTTTAGCGGTTGATAAAGATCAAAATATTTATGCTTTGTATAACAAACAAGACATTCTTCGGGTAAAAACAGGGGCAGACGCAACAACATTTTCCGTCGGAAGTGGGACTAATTTAACCACCGAATATCAAAGTATTGAAGGAATTGCATGTGATACTGAAAATATTTTATGGGTTATTCATAATTTTGATAAAAAAATTTATTTGTACCCTTTAAATGAATTTACGGTTCTGAATACTGTTGATGTTAATCGTATTAATACTGATGATGTTAATCCATGTAATCTCAGAGCATATGGAGATTGGACAGGTATGCGCTGGATTAACAAATACTTTTACAATACCAGAACAAGAACACTCACAGGACAAAGCAGCACATTTAACATATACCCTGTCAGCGGAGCGTACGGAATTTCCAAAATAAATGAAGATTTCAATGCAATTGAAAATATAAAATCATATGTTTTGCAGGAATCTTTACTTAATAAACACGTTTTATTTGACCAATTTTTGGGTCAAATAGTGGGAAACAACAAAAGCAAAATCAATTCTTTGGGGAAAAGAATCTATGAAAAAATATCAAACTTTGTTTTGAACAATTCCGATTTGGACGCGGATGAACTAACAGCATTACAAAGCATGGAATCAATCATAGGAATTGATTTGGAAAATTACAATTTTCCATTTCCCCCGGATTTGCAAAGATTGATTAATCTTTTTTCAACTAAACTTTCTTATTTCAGAGGTTCAATAAACGAGTTTTCTTCGAATTATGATAAAAAACAAACCATATCCAATCCAAATTATGGAAAAAATCTTGGATCGAAATTAAGTTGGTTTACATCCACGGTGCCAACATCAGGAAAGGTTGTGTTGTATGAAAGATTTGGTGAAGTGTATTCGGATGGAATACTGACAAATTACGGCGTGTTGACCAATTCATTTTTATCTGGATCGACACAACTGGTACATTTGAGTGATGTAAATCCGTCATGGGGATGGCCCCTTGTTGTGGGAGACGATGTTGTGGGAACTGAAGTTTCAAGATATTACGATGTTTATTCCTATAATGATGGAACAAACAATTTATTTTATAACAATTTGATTGATTGGACCGATGCCAAAACAACAATTTTGAAGACCACTAGTGCTTATTCAGAGTGGTTCGATTCAAATAACATCGTTGACAATATGATAAATTATCAACTTTCCCTGGGACTGGGACTATTGAGTGGAGCTAATTAATTATATGGCAACCGATTACACATTTTCAAATTTAGAAAAATATATTCCTAATAATTCCGTGCTAGATCCGGATTATTCAGGGGTACCGGGAGATTTTACATCAGCGTACTCATTAATTGAATGGCTTAAAAATCTGAAAATATCCAGCACAGATACATCGTCTTATATCACCAGTTATAACAAATATCTTAATGATTGGTTTGATTATAAAAACGTAAAAAGCTCAGATAAGACGGCTTTTGTTCGGCTGCAATATATAAATTTGTTAAAAGAAATAAGCTTAAAATATTCTTCTTCTGATGAACGTAGATTTTTATCAAATCTAAATTTTGAAGATAATCAATCTTTGGATGTTGCCATTCCTTTTTTCACAAGAAAAATAAAAAAAATATGCCAATATTATGCTCAAAAACGAGACACGCTTTCCACAGGAGTTTTAAGATCAAATTTAAAAGGAAGTGATTTTGGGGTCGAAACAATTGTTAAAAAAGCAATTGTATTAATACTACAAACCAATGAATTCGAACCCCTCGGCGTAAATCTTCCGCCCCTATCGTCGGTTTTACCTGATCTTCACATTCAGATTAATGATGCTTACGACAATCAACAATATTATTATGATATTCAGCCGGGATCGAAATATCAAACATATGGGGTTCAAGACCCCGAGCGTATAGAATTTTTTGGGATGGATGCAACTAAAATTGACAATACACCTGTATACAATTTACAGGAAGCAATCATCAATGCCATTGAATCTTATCCTTTCTTTATAAAAGAACTAGGCACCACCAATTTTACAATTAATTTTCAGCTTTCAACCACAAATTATTCATATTTGGACGGAAGAGACTTTAAAGATTATGATAATAATTCTAAACCCACAAACACAAATGTTTTTCAATATCAAAAACTTTATCAAAAAAACTTGGGAAATAAACTATTGGCATTGACCGGACAATATCTTTTGGATCCTTTAAGCGGATATGTGTTGATTCCGGATTTTCCCCATCAAAATATTCTTAATAGACGCTTTCCCACAATTGCACATGTTCCGGAAATAGTGCGGGCCCAGCGTGAAAAATATTTGGGCAATTTCTTTACTAAAGACAATTTAGGTCTTTTGTTTTGGAATACATATAAAAAAGAATATTCTTTTTCAAGACAATTATCTTCAGGTGAAGTGATACTGATTCCTGATCCAGAGGTGGGCGCAAATGCATCCGGACTTTCTTTGTATGATCAATCTCTTAGCGGAATAGATTATTCTGTTGATGTTCAATGGAACAGATACGATTGGTCAAATGATTATGCTTTTGGAAGAATTTATTCTGATCCTAAAATACACAAATTTTATCCTTATACAACAAAAACAGAAATATCAGAAGATAGCGATGAGGGAATTTCCAGAATAACCGATTATCAAGATTTTTGGAATGATCGTATAATTTGGAGAAATAAAGATGTTTTTGATTTTTTGGGGGATGATTTTTATCCTTTAGATGAACGTAAAAAATATCTTTTATATAATAAAGGTATTTTAAGCAAATATAAAACTGATATTTTTGGAAATCATTATGGTTTATTTAAAAATTCTTTGACAGATAGCTATTCAGCGGTTTCTACGTCTTTGCAATACCCATCTGCCACGGATATTTTTTCCACAAATATAACAGCTTTAAGCTCTTTGTATGAAAAACAAAATTTACAAATCGGACAAGTTTATGTTCGTTTATATAATGATACCAATGTTTTACCATTAAGCACAGCATTAAGCGGAATTTTTATAAAATATCCAGCAGTTGTTAGAACAGAACTGCAAAATTATTTGTTGGATATGGATTTAATTTTCAACACAATAATTTTAGAAACACCCAATTATGTCGTTTTGGATAAGATTAATTTTGATTTCGAAACAAACTCCTTCAATTCCATTTATACCAAAGAGACTTACTATAAAAAATACACGGAAAATTCTTCTTTAGAGAATTATTCCAATTTTTGGTACGATGATGAATACAAAAAAATATATTTAAATTTTTTAACTTTGTTTGAAACAAATTCTGCCAAAAGTGAAAAAATCCTTTATCCTAAAATTTTAGTGGCAGACATACAGGACTTAAAATTCTCAAATTTTTATCCGGAATTTGAGAATATCCGATCATTAAGTTCATTTGCGGTGAATTTAAGTTTTGAAAATTACAATTCAACTTACAATGACAGAAGTCTTTTAAATGTTCATCATGAATCCCAAATTTTAGGAATACTGGTAAAAAGTTACAATAATAATGGCGTTCCTTTGCTTCAAAATTACAAATTCAAGCGGGCATTCAAAGGATTAAGTTTAGACCAATTTTTGGTTCTTAAACCTTGTGGGTTTATTTATGACAGAAATTATAATGATATTATCAAGAAACAAACAGTCCGACATTCTTCATTTTATTCTTCAATAGTGGGAAATCAAAAAAATTTCAACAGTTTGGTGTGCACCACCTCCTCTTCAAATTATTATAATTATTATTACGCGGCCACAGAACCTTTGACGATTAGTTCGACGGTTTCTTCGTTTGTTTTATGCGATTCCACGCTTACAAATGTTTTTGCCATAACTGCTGGCAATAAAAATCTTAATTTGAGAGATGTATATGGAACTTTGGTATATGACTTTTCCGGCAACAATCAGCATTATTTTACAACGATTAACGATTCCATAACCGCTCAAGATGGATCGAATGTTTTTTCGATCACATACGTGGCCAGCGGACAACATGTTATTTACATAGATCCCAGATGACAAAAGAATTTAACAATTAAATAATTTATATGCAATTCAACAGAATATATAACGAAACCCCTTTTGATAGCCGTCATGACATAGCGGCTTCATTGACCTTTTCTGTATTCAATCCGGTTTCCTCATGTTCTGGTGGGATCAGCATGGTTTTTTATGAAGACTCTCTGATTTCACCCTATGGTGGCGGCCCTTCAGGTTCTCTGGGATATGCGCCATATACAGGATCTCCTGTATTTTCTCAATCCAATTATGAAGGTTTAAAGGGTGGATATTTGGGAATAGGATTGGACATAACAGGAAATTTTTCTAAAAAAGGAGAAGGAAAAACTGACGGGGATTTTAAAAACAATCCGAACACGGTAGCAATAAGGGGCCCGGAAGCGAATGGTTATTCTCTTTTGACGGTAACAGAAAATCTTTCTTCTTTGTCAAACATAGTTTTGGGTCAAGGATACACAACAGAAGAAAATGCAATCTATCAAACAATCCGTGTTGTTTTAACAGATCACGGTCGAAAAATTAAGGTTCAAAAAATGCAATCTCCTGATAATTTCATTACCATTGCTGAAACATACATCAACAAAAGAAAAAACACCGCTTATCGAGTTGCGTGTAATTTTGTTTCAAATGACAATACAACTGTTTTTAAAACAAAAGAATTTGATTGTTATGGATTTGAAAATAAAATTGCCGACAACATTCTAGATTCAAATTTAGCAACATGTTTGCAATTTATAAAAACAAATGTTTTTAGTGTAGGACAAACAAGAAAATTATTCTTGGGTTCCAATAATTTGTTTTCAGAAATTGCGGGAAATAAATCGTTCTCCAATTACATTTTAACCACATCCATAACTGCTCCTTTTGATTTTAGACAAACCATTGTTTATAATTTATCAACGGTTGAAAACTTTTTAGACAATTCAATTGATAATCTTCTTGTAAGAAACACCTTAAACAATTCTGTAGATATTTACAGAAATTTAGGCAGAAACGTTGTAAAGGAATACACGGTTTATTCCACAAATGTTTCAGGATTTGGAATGCACGGAAGTTTGGATGGGGACTATCTCTATTTATCCACTCTTTCTTCTGTTGAAATTTACAAAAGAAACAACTATGATTGGAACTATAATTCCAGAATAACAGGTCTTTCATCTGTTCCCACAAACATAAAATTTAAAAATGATAAAGGAATAGTTTCGTACATAGATGGGTCAGCAGAAATTTTTGAAAGGTCCGATTCCTTATCAAATTATTCAAGTGTTTTTTATCTTTCAGGAATATCGAATGCTTTGGAAGGATTTGGATACTCTATAGCAATTGGAGATTATTTTGCTGCGATTAGTTCACCATACAAAACATGTTCTTATACATCCGACGGGGCGGTTTTTATCTTTACAAAAAACCCATCAACAAATTTATGGTCATATACATTGCAACTGTCTTCCGGTGATAATTTTAATGCAAATTTTGGAGCTGCTCTTACTATTTATAACAATATTTTTGCAGTAACAAGACCAGGAAATAGCGTATCTTTAAACAATAATGCCGGATTGATTGATATTTATAATTACTCTCAATCCAACGAATCTTTGAGTTTTTCAAAGACATATCCCCCCATATCGCTCACACCAAATGTTTATTTGGGAACTCATATAGACATCAAGGGAAATATTCTGGCGGCCCGTTCCACAAACGGAATAAGCATTTTTAATTTAACTTGTGATCCGGCATATGTTCCACCTCCCGTTATTCCTCCTTGTGCAATTCAATTGCTCACGCCTCTATCGGTTTCATATATAAGAAAAATAGATTTAAGCGGATATGTATTAACCATTCAATGTCCCAAGCCTCCAATCCTACCTTTGAGTGCTTATTGTGCAATGGTTGAAATTGTTAACAGCAGCATTCCTCTTTATTCCATAAATGGTTTTGATATTCTGAGTCCGATTTATTGCCCACCGTTGACGGGAGTTCCCATAATATGAAATATAATACGGCAATAATTTATCTTACAGCCGACGAAAATTTCGTCAGTTACGGCACAATTGACGGGTATGTTTACCAAGATCCTATTTTTGGCTATGGGTTTACATATACAAACACTCTTTGTTCCGGCACGTTTGCATCATTGAGCGCGTATCCCCCGCTTTCAGCGCTTCCTGTAAATGATTATACAAACACATCAACATTTTCTGCTTCAGAAAATATAGTTATTCGTCGGCACGAACAAAATGAATTTCTTTTTATAGCCCCTATTATCATTACATATTCTTTATCAGGTGTTCAACAAACCTTTTATAAAATACAAAAGGTTTCTTCAAATTTAAATAATAATTTAGTAGAAACAAACGTTAATTTGGTTAATCCGACATTAACCACAATAAAAAGCGTGTCGGGAACATATGAAACGACTAAAAACTTTTTGGAATCATACAGTGCAAGTATCAGTTGTTATCGGGAAAATTTTTATGTTGATGTTTTTGTTATTCATTTAAGTTGCACACAACCCAGTATCATAGATCCTGTTTTGGATTATAAAATTTTAAATTATCAATTGTTGGATGATGCAAGAAATTATTTGTTGACGCTTCAAGGATATAACATGTTAAATGTCCATTACGGAGTTTTAGGAACCGGTGATTATCTGTTCAACGCACCTCCTATAATAAGACCGGAACTTCCCCCCCTTGAATTTGCAATTACAATTTTACCTGCCATAACTTCCGAGCCAATTTATCCGGTCATACCTCCTTTGAGTGCTTATTGTGCATTAATAACAATTTTAAACAATGAACTATTGATAGGTGTTAATGTATTCAATCCAACTTATTTGGTTCCAATAAGTTGTGTTGCCCCGATATATTAATAAATATTTTTATGCCTGTAAAATCATTTGATGACAATAATTGGTCGAACATGGAAGTTTTTTATGTTCAGGACAATGATTTACAAACCCATCAACAAAGAATATTCAGTGATTCTTGCATAAATTTCGTATATCCTGAATTGTTTTCAAAAACATTTGACCAAAAAAATAATAATTATTCCACGATTGCTTTAACATCTTCAATTGGATTTTTAAAAGAATTTTCATTAACAAATCCAAATCAAACTGGAAACGGTTTTGTCACTACTATCAGCAATGGTTTGGCCAGCGTAAAAGACACGGCGCAACGTTTTTGGGCCATATCACCGATAGTTTCATCCAATTATATGGATATAACCACAAATAATTTTTTCGGAGGAAAAAATTCCAATTATTATTTTGAAGTAGATTTCTTGCCAAACAATCTTTGCAGAGTTTCACACGAATATTACAATGTAAGATATTATTTAAATGTAAATTTTCTTACCAATCGTGTTTATCTGCTTTCATCCACAACTGACATTTACAACACAAACAGCCTGTATCATCAGGCTTTCGAATACATTTTAGATGCAACCAACAATTGCATGGCTTTGTTTTACAGAAAAAACAACAATGTTTATACATTAGTAAGGGAAAGTTCCTCTTTAGGATTTGTTCCTTTGACAGGAAGTGATGTTCAATTAACCCCGCAGAATACATTTAATATTTTGCCAATAAAATTTAATCTTTTGGATTCTCTTTCATCCAGATGGTTTTCATATACAAAACAATTTGATACGAACAATTTAAATGTGGATTGTTCGCAATCAGAAATAATAAAAAACCAAGTCATATTTCATAGTGAATTTAACAACATATCCTCTGAACGAATTCCTTATAATTTTATAACAGAAAAAAACAACTTAACTCCCCAATCTGAGAATGTTTCATACGGTGAAAATAAAGAACTTAGAAAATATGTATCTTTAAACACAGGATCATTTCAGGAAAAGGGAAATCTAAAATTTTCTCAGAATTACCAAAGCAAAATAAACGAATACAGGTTTGAACCGGGAAGATTGACTTACTTCCATACATCTTTGGATATGGGTGAATATAATTTCATCAACATCAATGATTCAAAATTAGCCGAATCCGGGGCGGTTTATTCAAATACTCCTGAATTTTCCGATAAAATATGGAAAAAAAATGCAGATTATAAAAATACGTCAAATCAGGGGAATCCTCGGGGGGAAATTAACGGTACCTGGCTTTGCTCATGGTTGAGCGGTTCTTCAAATCCCAATACACGTCCTGTCTGGTATGATCGATATTTTTTACCGAATAAAACAACACGGCAATTGGCTTTTTCGGCCAATGATGTTTTTGCATATGAAAGTTATTATGATTGTATAACAAAACAATTGAATGTTCCGTCAGAAATTTTTGATATAAAAAGTCAATTAACGTTTGAACCTTATACTCTTTATGCGTATTATAGAATAGGAAAACAGGATATTGATGAATATATAAATAAAAACGATTCTTCAGTTCTTTTTAATGGAATCGATCAATATTTGCAAACAAACGGCACTGTGTTGGCTCCTTCAAACGGTGTTTATAAATTTTTGGGAAATGTGTATGCGATAAATGAAACAATTAATAGTAAAAATTTTGATAATCGATTCACATTTTTCTTTACAATAGGAAGCAAAGATTTTCGTGTGCCATTTGGACATGAAATCGTTGGTAATTACAAAAATACCGGCATAGGAATTTATTCTGACCGGGCAGTGACCCCTTTTGTTCGGACTATTGACGGAAACAAAGTAAAAATTTACAATTCAGAATGGAGTTTAATAGACACAATAGAATTTAACAAGCCCATTTTAGACCTTGTTCAAATTGAAAGTCTGGATGATTATTTTGTTTTGGACAATTCAGGCGAACTTTTTCAAATAAATTCTCAAAACACAATTACAGACAGTTCCCAGTACAATCCCCTTTCATCAACTATATCGCATTTTTCCGATGCAACAAGCACATATTTCTTGGTATCACCAGTGGGTGACTTTGTTTCTTACAACCGAAAAACAGAAAAATTTGATTATAATGATCTGGTTAAACAATATTCCACAACTCCCATGGTAAGTGCCAAATCTTTGAAAAAAATAGGAAATGCGATTTATATATTGGATGGGGGCGATTCAGAAATACGTGACCAAGTTAGAATTTTTTACAATTCAAACGGAGAAATAAAAGAATGGAACGTTTCTAGCAATAATATTGAAACCCGCATTTACAATAGTAGCGGGGCCATAACTACATTTACAATTGATAATGATTTGAACTTTTTTATATTCGATAACAATTCAACCTGTTATGTCCACAATTCTGCCGGATTCGTTATCAATTCATTTAAATTACCCGTAAGTGCTCAAAATGTAATTGCCAGTGATTATTGTTCAACTTACGTGGCAGGAGAAAATATTTCCACAGTTTATGCCATATGTTCAACAACCAACACAACAGGATCAGTGGCTTTGATAGACACAAAAACATTTGAAGCAAATGAAAACGTAATTACATTGGATTATCCTGTTTCCGCTTGTTTTACTGTTCCCACCACAAATTCAGTTTATAATCATGAAATTATAAACCAAACATATCCCAAAAATGGGTTGACCATAAGAATCAATCTTCCGAATGTGTATCCGTCCGAATCTTCAGAGGAATTAAACCTTTCTTTTGACATAAACCAATTAAATTTTGGTTATCATCAGTTTGCCTTATCATTTGATTCTGTAAAAGGAAATTGTGTTTTATTTGTGGATGGTCAAATCGCGACATCAAAAACCTTCAGCCCCGGAAAATACACATTAAGTGAAATTATCAGTGAACCTTTTACATATGGAACCACTCAATATTTTGCCGGAATTAATTTGTATGATAAATTAAAAATAGAAAATGCATTCACAGTCAAAAACATGGATATTCGTGATGTGTTTTTCTTCACGAAAGCTTTGGATTATTATACCATAAGATTAATTCAAAAATATTCTAAAAACATTCAGCCCCTGTTATTCAATCTCCCTTCGGAAAATAGAAATTATACAGACACAATTGACAAGTTTTTCCGTCAAAGAGTACCTTATCACAAATCTCCAGCAATAAACATTTCCATAAACAATTCCAGAATAACAGACTCAACTGCACGAGCCTATGTGCAACAGCAATTAAATACCATATTGTTGAACAATCTTCCGTACATGACTGAAATTAAAGATTTGGTATGGAGAGAAAATTTGTGAAAAATATTTCCCAATCATTTCAGGAAGAAAATTTAATTTTTGATCGAGTGGTGGGGGATTTTGTCAACTTGCCTTATCAGTTTGATAAAATTCAAATTCCCGTCAATGAATTGAGCGTTTCAGGTGCTTTGAATTTGCGTTTGGATTATTTGTACAAAAATCTTTTATATCTTTATTCTCGAACCAAAATTCTCACAAATCAAATACCGTATTCCTATACAAATTGGTTGGGGGTTCCTTCCGGACAAAATCAAATCAAATGGAATTTAACAACGACGCCAAACACCAGTGGTGCATCGTTTTTAAACGTGGGTCTTTCTGCACTGGATGGTATACGTGATTTTGTTGTGGTTCCCACCTCAGACAATGAAAATAGAATTTTGATAGCTTCCCAGGGGCAAACAATATTTTTCTCAAAATTTAATAAAGACTATACAACTTTCAATATTTTGCTTTCCAGCATTTATGTGGATGAGCAGACACAATTGAGGAACGGAAACATAACCGATTTGATTTTGAATCAAAACGATCTTTATGTTGTTGATGCTGTTAACAATGAAATTATATTATATGATGTTGAAGGTTTTATTGGAGGAGAAAATGTAAAACTCAATAAACGATATCTAAAAAAAATCATAGGCGGTCAGGGAGGACGTTACGACAACAACGAATTTAATAATCCTTATGCTGCCGATTTGTATCTTTCCACATTGGTGGTCATGGACAGCGGAAATTCCTCTTTAAAGTTTTTCGATAGCCAACTTAATTGGAGATATTCATTAACGTTAAAAAAACTTTTTTCCACATATACGATTGTTGACATCAAACTTCACAAAAATCAATCCACGAACATAACCGAAATATTCCTTCTTTCCAAAGAAAACAAGATTATCATAGTTGATATATCAAATTCTTCCTACAAAATAATAGATTTTTCAGAGGAAACAATTTTTGGTGAATATGCAATAAAATATGTGTTTAGTCAGGAAAATTCGAATATTTTTTATATTTTAACAAACAAATCCTTGTATAAAAAATATTTTTCAAGACCCACAACAAAAATTGGAAAATATAATTTAACAAAGGACAACATTTTTAATTATAGTTTGCAGGCTTTGGATCTTTATTTAAACGAGAATGTGGATGATATATTGTTGTTTTCGTCCACAACATTGGGTACAAATATTTCGGGAGGTCAGTTTTTTAGATTTTTGGAGCCAAATACCACAAACAATATGCTTTACTCTTATGATTTTGAAATATTTTCTTCACAACAAATTCACGTGGAGGATGACGAATATTCTCAAAGTTTTGTTTTCAATAAAAGCATAAGCAAACTTATCAACAACAATTACATTCTTTTGAATCAGGCGCGGCAAAGATTCAAGTTTGATCTGGATCCATTTCTTCCACTTTCTGCTGTGGACATTCAAATGACAAATCAAGACATTTATGAAAGTTATAGATTTGTAAAAAATATCTATATGGACGATTCGTTTTTATCAGGTCCGGCACTAAACATTAACTGTGATAATTTTATTGGAAATAATGAAAATTATCAAAGTGATGTGATAAACAGGTGTTTATATAAATTATATTTGCAACAATTAGCTATTCTTGATGTGATTCAAGGTGATACGCCCCTGCCAATACCAATATTCAAAACAGATTGCAATATTATTACCATAGACGCCGGTGCTGATATGATAGGTGTTGGAGATGGTGCATTTATAATCGGCATCCTCTGCACATAATATGCAATTAATTTATAAATAAATATATGGCTGGCAATTATCCTTTTCACGGAAAGCTTCATCGTTCCACCCACCATACCAATCCCACTCCGGGCATATTGGAAAGTGGAACCGATCCTGTTGCCGGACCCAATTCCAAATTTCAGGGAATTTTTTACACTCAAGATCAAGGCACAAGTGAAAACTGGTATAGTGCATATTTAACACTTCAAGCCAATAGCGGTTATTGGGTCAGCGTTTACACCACAGTTCAAACAAACAGTTCCGATTGGGAAAGTGTTTATACTCATGTTTTATCTTTCAGTTCCAATTGGCAAAGCACTTATATAACAGTTAATACACTTTCCGGAAGCTGGTCTTCAGTTTATACAACGGTCAAAGCTGACAGTGCATATTGGGCGGAAGCATATGCAAATCTTGTGGCCAACAGTGCAAATTATACCTCATTCCTTTCATCGGTTGGATTTGGCAACATTCTTTCTCCAAATGTTTTTTATCAGGACAGAATACAGGCGTTAGATCTGAATTATGCTTCTGTGCAGGCGGCAGTATCCGCCCTGCATGAACGGGTAAATGCTCTTTACGTAATGTTTACTGGTCTGACCGCCAACCAATCCACCATCATTGTTTCCATAACCAGCAACAATTAATATGAGCCTAAGTTGTACAGTCACACAAAACGTCAGCACGTTTTACAGCACAAATCTGAATAGCCGGATCCAGGCATTCAATGATCTGGGCATTCGTATCAGCCGTCAGTTGGGAGCACCTCTTGTTAATGTGGAAATTCATCAGGACCAACTTTATGAAAACATAGCGATTGCCGTGGAAATGTTCAGCAAGTTCGCAGGTTATACCGAAGAATATGTTGTGTTTGATAGCGCACTTTATGATGAAGGAAAAGGATTGCGTCTGGATACATTGTTCAGTTTGACCCCGGATTTCAATTTCCGTTACGATGTTCGCAACACCAGCATCAACAGCATGTACAACATTGGTAACATGGTGATTGGAGATCCGGAAAATCCCATGGCGTTTCAAGTTGCAAGTCCGGATCCAGAGGGAAATTTTGCGGATCAGATTTCCATTTTGAATTCCTATGATTATCTTGTTAAAACATACCGCAAGGTCATAGACATTCGGTATTTTGAAGAAGGTAGTAGCACAGGAGTCAACACATTGTTCACAATCGAACAAACACTGGCCCAACAAACTTATTTCAGTTATGCCATGGGTAATTACGGATTTGATTTGGTTAGCTGGTACATCCTCAAAGATTGGTTGAAAAACCGAGAAAAACTATTGAGCATTCCTCGTGCTGTTAAATTTGATGAACGCACACAATACATGCAAATGTATCCACCTCCCCGGGATTCCAGATTTTATGGAGTTTTAAATTGTTATGTGGAACGTCCAGTTCAACAACTGATTCAGGAACAATGGGTGCAACAATATGCCCTTGCATTGACCAAGATTGCCGTGGGACATGTGCGCGGAAAATACACCGCTGTAAACCTTTTCGGAGGGGGGCAACTCAATTATAATGACATGCTTCAACAAGGTCTTCGAGAAAAAGAAGAATTGGAGAAGCGGTTGTATGAGGGCTCGGCTCCTGGACTGGGCGATGCAAGCCCCGTACAAATGCTGGTTGGATAATTTTGAAAATAATTCCAATTTAGGAGACGCATGATTCCTCTCCAAAAAAATTCAAGATTCATTCAAGGAATTTTTTCTCCCAAGAATGAAAACAAATATGTGGGAAAAAAGCCCATTGTTTATCGTTCATCCTATGAACTTAAATTTTTTCGTTTTTGTGATGACAATCCAAATGTTTCTCGCTGGGCCAGTGAGAGTGTGAAAATTCCTTACTTTCATCCTTTTGAAAAATGCAGTCGTCTTTATCATGTGGATTTGAACATGGTGATAAAAGAAGGAGACGTTTATAAAAAGTATCTGGTGGAGATCAAACCAGAGAAACAAACACGGAAACCTGATTTCACAAACAGCAAATGCCGAAAAGCCACAATGCTTTATGAACAAATGACTTACGTAACAAATTGTGCAAAATGGGAAGCAGCCAAAAATTTTGCAAAGAAACACGACATGCAGTTCGTTATCCTCACAGAGAAAAATTTAAAAATAAATCCATCGAAAAAATAACGAATTTGTATAAATATTTAAACAATGAGTGATGGTCTAAAGCTGATCGTTGAACGTCCCGCATCGAATGATGATTTCGAATATGTGTTGGAGGAAAAAAATCCAAATCAACCTGCTACTCTTTATATCAAAGGTCCTTACATGATGGCCGAACAAGCCAATCGCAACCGGCGCATTTACAATCTGGAAGAAATGGCCAAGGAAGTGGGTCGTTACACCAGCGAAATGATCCGGAATAATCGCAGCATGGGCGAACTGAATCATCCCCAAACTCCGGAAGTGAATCTGGAACGGGTTTGTCACATGGTCACGGAACTGCGTCAGGACGGAAATATTTTTTACGGCAAGAGCAAAGTTCTGAGCACACCCATGGGCATGATTGTGAAGAGCTTGATTCAAGACGGAGTCAAGGTCGGCATGAGCAGCCGCGCCCTGGGAAAACTGACAGAAGCAGGTAACGGCACCAACAAAGTAACTGATCTGCGTTTGGTCGCAATTGATTGTGTTGCGGATCCGTCGTTCCCCAAGGCATTTGTGGATGGTATTTTGGAAAGCAAACAATTTGTTTTGAAAGAAAGCGGACAATATGAAGAAGTGTATGACAGCTTCGGAGATGCGCTTCGTAATTTGCCAAAAAATGATGTGGAGAATTTCCTGAAAGAACAGGTGGTTTTGTTCTTTAGAAAACTCAGTTCAAAAAGCTAAATATAAAAACCATGGATAATAAACAAAAAGCCCTGATCAGCAATTTTCTCAAATGTCTTACTGAAAAAGACTATAGCAACGCCAAAAAGTCCCTGCAGGCAGTCATGGACATTAAATTGCAAAATCGCATCCAGAACGCCGTCAAGGATTTAAAAAAATAAAAAAATCAAAAAAATAGAAAGGTTTTAAATAAATAATTTTATGAGCAAAAACGTTGTAGAAGTACTCAAAGAAGCCACAAAGGATATTCTCACTGAGCAAACACTGAACGAAATCCAGCAAGCTTTTGAAGCTTCTGTAAACGAAAAAGTAAAAATACACGTTGAAAAAGCTCTGGCTGAACAAGATGAAGATCACAGCAAAAAGCTGGAAGCCCTTGTTGAAGCCATCGATAAAGATCACGTTGCCAAGCTGAACAAGGTTGTGGCCGCTATCGACGAAAATCACAGCGGTAAACTCAAGGCAATTGTTGAAAAGTATCAAACTGCCCTTTCTGGTGAAGCCAAAAGCTTCAAAAATGAAACCGTCAATGATATCAGCACCTATCTGGAAGCTTATCTTGACGAAGTTGTGCCTGCCGAGGATATCAAAAAGGCTGTTGCCAATCGCAAAGCCAATGACACCCTCTCCAAGGTTCGCAATCTTCTCGCCGTTGATGCCGCGATTGCTCAAGACAGCATTCGTGAGGCAGTAATGGACGGCAAGAAACAATTAGATGAAGCTCGTAAAGAGCTTGAAAGCGCTAAAGGGCGCGTAGTAGTTCTTGAAAAAGAACTGAATAAGACACAAGCCTCGCTTCTGCTTGAACAGAAGACACGGGAGCTTCCGGAGAACAAAAAGAAGTTCATCCAAAAGCTTCTGGGCAACAAGGATGTGTCCTTCATCAATGAAAACTACGATTACACCCTTAAACTCTTCAATAAAACTGAAGAGGAGCGTCTTTCAACCATTCGCGACGAAGCCACTAAGCAAACCGAAACTGTGGATCGCGTAGTTGTTGAGGAAGCTGCAACTGAAAAGTCTGCCGCCTCTGAAGACAACGACGCCACAAACGGTTATCTTAGCGAACTGAGTCGCTGGTAAACATTTCTGAGGTTTTAAGCCTGAGATTATTTGGTAGCAATGCTACCGGTCGAATTTACTATAAAGGAGAATGTAATAAATGAGTAAGCGTATCGCTCCTCCCACGAGTTACATCAATCAGTCTCGCGCCAAGACCCTCCTTGAGAAGTGGGCACCCGTTCTTGATTACACCTCGGATTCCGTCCGGGCCATCGAAGACGATCACACACGTCTCAACACCGCCATGCTCTTGGAAAACCAAGAAGCTTGGTGCATGATTAACGAAGATAATACCGCCGGTAACGGTGGTGTCTTCGGTAGTGGAGCTTCTATCGGTGCGGCATTCAATCCTCCTGGCAAGATCACCTCGGGTGACAACTATGCCCAGGGTGATGCTCGTCTGCCGAAGATTCTGATTCCGATGATTCGTCGTACATTCCCCGAACTAATCACCAACGAGATCGTAGGCGTACAGCCCATGAGCGGTCCGGTGGGTCTTGCTTTCGCTCTGCGCTACAAGTACCTTGGCAAACAGCTGGGTAACACAGGCGTGGACGGCAGCGGAACCAACGCGAACGGCTCCTTGGGCGTTCCTTACAGCCAAGCGAATGGCGCTGAATTGGGTTACCAATTCCTCGACACACGCTTCACTGGTACATCGTCTTCTCAGCTCTCCGGTGCTTCCCCTTCGCAGCCGTATTCGAATCAATTTGAAATACTTGGCAGCGATCAGGGCGTTGCCCAGATTCTGAGCCAGTTCGAACTTACCGGTCGTATTCCTCAGATTGAGGTTTCTTTCGAGAAAACCGCAGTCGAAGCCGGAACACGCAGGCTCGCCGCTCGCTGGTCCGTAGAACTTGAGCAAGACTTGAAGAATATGAATGGTATCGACATCGACACAGAGTTGACCAATGCTATGAGCTATGAGCTACAAGCAGAAATCGACCGTGAGATGATCATTCGTATGATTCAGGTTGCCCTCAATGCAGGCTACGGCTCAGGATATTCCGTATGGTCCCCGGCTTCCGCAGACGGTCGCTGGCTAGTTGAACGCAATCGCGACTTCTACCAGAGACTGATCATCGAAGCCAACCGTATTGCAGTTCGTAACCGTCGTGGTGCCGCCAACTTTGTTGTCGCCACACCCCGCGTTTGCGCAATTCTGGAAATGCTTCCTGAGTTCCAGTGGGTTCCGGTCCAAGGCAATGTCAACACTCAACCTGTTGGCGTGGCCAAGGTCGGTAATCTCGGTGGTCGGTTCAATGTGTATCGTGATACACGCACGGACGCTCAAGCCGAAAACCAGGGTGCATATCCTTGGTCCGGCACGAATCCGCAGCGCACAACCCGTCTCGAGTACGCCCTTCTGGGCTACAAGGGTCCGGAGTATTACGACACAGGTATTATCTATTGCCCGTACATCCCAGTCCTCGTTCAGCGCACGATTGGTCCTAACGACTTCTCGCCTCGCGTTGGATTGATGACTCGTTACGGCGTTGTGGATAATATTTTCGGGGCTAACCTGTACTACCACGTCATTATCGTCGTGGGTCTGGGTCAGCCGTTCACACCGGCCACACAAAGCGTCTACTTCTAAAAAAAGTAGTCACTGAGTGGAAAAAGAAAATTTTTCACACGGTAAGTCCCGTGAAATTTAAAGAAGGGAGTCTTGCGGCTCCCTTCTTTTTTTGTCTAAATATAAATAATATGATGAAGTTTAAGCAGTTTTTTCTCCGGGAAATCAACATTCCGTATGGCGGAGAACAGGAATTTGATATTTTGAAAACATTAATTGATGATCTTAACAAGTATATCGAAAATACATACAAAATAGAAAATAATATATTATATTCTGCCGAGGAAAAACAGGAGATATTGTCAAAAAGATACGAACATGCCAGTCGGGTATGGCATAAAATGATACATCCCAAGCTGGAAACCATGAAACAGTTTGATCCGGAAAATGTTAAGTTTTTACCTAAAATTCTTACAATTCCCGTGCCATAATTAATAAATATTAAAAATAACATATATGGCTTATCAGGATGATATTATAGAAGTGCGGGAACGTGTAACTCGCATTGAAACAAAATTAGACCATGTGATCAACAAAATGGATGATCACCATGATCGCCTTACCAATATTGAAAAATTTAAAACAAAAATAGTGGGCGGGGCCATAACCATTTCAGCATTAGCCACTTTTCTCTGGGACATAGTCAAAACAAAATTCGGAATTTAACAACAAAAAGAGTAAATATATTATATGCCCAATATTACAGTACCTCTTGAAATCGCTGGAGATGCTCTCAGCACCAGTTCAACAATTCTGACACCCGGAACCCTTTCTGCGGACAATGTGATTGTTCGCGTTCCTCTCACAGCAACATTTGGTGTTTCTGCTGTTGTGACGGGCATCTCTTTCGGAGATGTGAAAAGCGGCGCTCCTATCTTCACAGCAGGTGCTGCTGGTCAAATCTTCAATGCCGAAAACGATCAATCATTTCCCCAGCAAATAAGATTTGGTGGAGGAGCCTCATCTTCTCCTATCACAGTGAGTCTTTCTGCAATCGGCCAACCTTGCGCATTGGGTGCTCAACGTCTTCTGTATGTCATCAGCCTGAGTTCCGAAGCCCTTTCCGGTAATGGATCTGGATATGGTGTTCGCGTTGATGTGACCAACACAACTGACACAACACAAAGCACCACAGTGACTGCCACTAATGAAGCATTTGGCAACCGTCTCTGCTTTGCCGAACATCGTCGGCTGGTTACCCTCGAAGCTTAATTCATTTCGCTCAAAACTTTTGAAGTTCTATCCTTCAAAGAACCTGTCAATCTCACAACTTTTTTGAATTTCACTATTGGTTCTTTCAGATAGTTTTCAAAGATAGCCTGTATCACCGTCCGGTATTCTTCGTCGGTATTCCGGTAATTGTCATTCTCAACCGGCACACCTTCTATATCACAATAAAAAAGAACATCGATTTCGGTGTGTAGCATTTTCAGCATGAGTTGACCATAATCGTAAACCCAAGGAGGGTTTTTACCGATACTCACGCTCCAATCACAGTAAACAACACCATCTAACAACCACCGATCATAAATGTAATGCTTGGAAACAGTTTCTTTTGGTTTTACCACAAGATCATCAATGTATGAATTGAAAAGCAAAACTTGCGAAAGATCCGTACCCTTTTCATTAATTTCAAATCCATGATCTTTTAGTCTTCGGGCACCTCCTTTAATAAAGGTATATTCTTCTTTGTTAAGAAAATTATCCAGCAAGTGTCGTATCAGTGTGCTTTTGCCAGATGCTTGAGGGCCGGAAAATGCTATTTTCAACTGTTTTATGTTACTAAACCATAAGGGTTTTTCAATATTGCAAAAGGGTTTTGTTTCATAAATATTTCTAGTATTATGCCTGAAATTCCTGCCGCATTATTGACAAAATTAGCTCCGGAAATGAATCTTTCCCAGCTTAATAAAATTTTGTCTATTCCTGAGTTGGACGATCTGTCTCAACAACTTTCACAGCTTAATCCGGATCAAATATTCAGTTCAATGGATTTTTCCGGAAACATAAATGATTTGTTTAGCCAAGTCACAAATTTTCAAAACAATCTGGGATTGTATCTTCCCATATCTGATTTTTTACCACAATTACCTTCTCCTCAAATTTTGGACCAAACCATAGCAAATGTAACTCAAGGGTTAAACATAACCAATCAGCTGCAAGGTTTGGTTCAATCCTCACTTGGAAACAATCTGCAAATTCCGAATTTTGCCGGAGGAGAGGTTGATATCGGAAGTATTTTTTCAAATACATTTTCATCTTTTTCAAATACAAATTCAAATGCATTTGATTTCGCCAAACAACAAGTCACAAACAATCTGCAAGGAATACAAAATGTAAGCAATGTAAGTTCTCTTTTAAATTCCATACGAACAAGCGTTCCATCCAATTTGTCACCAAAAACTGTCCGGGACCTTGCCACAAATCCTCAAACATTTAATAATTTCATACAAAATGGAGCAAGCACCGCCGGATCCAGTTTAAACAGTCAGGTAAAACAAAATGCACAAAGCTATCAAAAAAGTTTCACTGGTGGAGACAATACACAAGTCAAAGCAGGTCCGGTCACACCAAATTCAGTATCTCCAAATGATTTTAGAATTAATGCCGTGGTGACAACTTATAGTGCGGAAGAAAGAATAGGAAAAGGCGGGGACAAGTGGTCCCGTGCAAAAGTAAGTTCCACATCCAAAGATAAACAACCCAATCTTATTGAAGGTGTTAGTTGTGCAGTAGATCCAAGCCAGATTCCTTATGGAAGCAAAATAGTTTTTGATCGACCCGAAATAGGCACTCGTGTTGCCATGGACACCGGCGAAGATGTTTATCTTCAGACTGCCGCCATACAACGCGGAATCAATCCGGACAAACCTCCAGCAGATGCACAATCACCTTATCCTCCGGGAACAGCTTTTGCAAAAACAGATCAACAAGTAAGAGCAGGAGGATATGGAAGCAAAACAACTGGAACTTTAAGTCTTACAAATTCACAAGGACAAGTAGTGGGCACATATCAGTTTGTAAATGGAGGTTCTAGAAGAGGAAGCATTCCTTTTGGATCATATACGGTTTCAAATTATCAAACAGCCCAAACACGTGCACGCTTGAAAAGAAGTCAAAAAGGCATTTTGGCAGGGGCCGACACATTTGATTTGAATAATGTTTATGATCCGGTAATAGGTGACACTCGAACTGGTCTTTTGATACATAGGGCCAGAGATGCAACAGAAGGATGTATCGGAATTCAGGGAGGAGATGCGGCTTGGTCTGATTTTCGTGACAAAATGAAAAGATTATTGGATGAAAATGGAGGAAAATACACATTGATCCTTGGTCCGGACCCAAATGCCAAACAACAAGCTTCAAAAACACTTACGGTGGATATATATTTTGATACGGAGCAATCAAGATTGAATTTTGAAAAAAATGTACTTTCCGGAGGAGGAACACAAGGTGCCACTGTACAACCACCCAAAAGCGGGGTTTATTCCCAACAGGTGGAATTTCCGTCCGGAAGAAAAATTCAGGCTTATTATCCAAGCGGATACAAGCAACTAAAAACACGTTCTGCAGACGATCTTTTAGCAGCGGCAGGAAACGCATAACATGAAAAGATATGATGGACATTATTTGGGAATAGTAGTTCAAAACAACGATCCAGAACAACGTGGTCGTGTCAAAGTTTTTGTTCCACACGTCACACCCACAGTTTATAACAAATGGAATGAAGTTCAGGTTGATAAAGAATTTAACTTTATAGGTCAAAATCTTAACAGCAGCATCAATGACATATTAGAGGATCTTAAAAAAATATTGCCTTGGGCGGACTGTGCCATGCCTCTTTTCGGCGGGGCTGCCAGCGGAAGATATAATGCCACAGAAAAATTTGGATCCATTAGTGACAGTTCATTGATCGACACCTGCAAACCACAAGAAAATTATGAAACCACCGCCTTCAGTCAAAATACTGATGGTATCGGTGAAAAACCGGGAAATGTTTACGAGCGGGGTGCCGTTCCGTTAAGTGACGCATTCAATTCAGCTCCTGCCAACAATGTGGCTCATGTCAATCCAAATACTTACGGATATGTTCCGGGTAGTTATAGTAACCGGGCAAAAGGTGTTTTTTGTGTTCCTAATGTCGGGGCCCATCTTTGGGTTTTCTTTTATGATGGAAATCCCATGCGTCCTGTTTACTGGGCAACAAGTTTTGGTCAAACTGCTTGGAATGGAATTTATCAGGATGACTATGGTGTGGCGGAAGATTATCCGGGTGCTTATGAAAATTTTGATAAAAATGACACCAATCTTAATGTTCAACAAGTGGATACTGAAACATACAGGAACAAAACTGTATTATCTCAAAAAGGTGGGGTAATTGAATTTGTAAACACAGATCTTAAAGAGGTTCTTAAACTTACACATTACTCCGGTTCATTTTTGGAATTTAACAACGCCACCACGAGCCGGTTATCCGTAAAGAATGATCAACAACTTGTTTTGGCGGACAAATTTACAACAGTAAAAGGTAATAATAGCCTGTATGTTGGAGGTGATTTGGATATAGTGGTAAAAGGAAATTATTATTTTAAGGTGGGTGAACAGGATCCTCAATATCAGCAGCAATGGAAAACGTTGATGGATCCTATTGCGGATCTTAAACAATTGTTTGAAATAGACCGGACCAAGAAAAAAGACGGGGATCCAAATCGTGTCAGCAGCACCAATCAAAAGCAAAAAGGAAAGCCCGGACCTTGTCCTGTTTGTTCCAAAGACCGGAAATATTATGCGGTAAACAACAAATTCAATCAGGTAATCATTCCGGTGGTTACTTTTAACAGCAATGGTGTGGACAAATATGAAACAGTGGATCCTCAAGGAAAACAACCGGAAGCCAAACTGATAGCATTTCCTCCTCCTCCGCAATGTCCTGTTTGTAAAGGTCAAAAACTTAGTCCCAGCAGCATGGATGGGAAATGGGAAGAAAATCCTGAAAAGAAAAAATTAGAACAATTATACAAGGACAAAATTGTTGAACTTGCGAAAATAGAGGAAAATATGGGCGTGGGAGGAAGTTTGGTAACAGAAATACCCAAACACAAATTTGACATGATTGGTCAGGTCATGAATGATTTTGGAAGCATACGGATTGATGCAGAGGGTAAAATTTACAATTATAAAGTTCAGGTTGGGGAGCTTGGTGTATTTGAAAATCAAAAAGCCAGCCCACTTATTGAACCGGTTCACGTGGATGATCTTCCCGGGGGCAATTACACAGTCAACGCATGCAATCGCTACACGCTTCAGGTAGGTGCCGGAGGAATCAATATAAAAACACTGGGTCCGATTGAAATGAGCGGAACCATAACCAATATTGCCGGTCAGCAAACCAACATCGGAGCTCAGTATGAATTGAATATTGATGGAGGAAACCGAACAGTTATCACAAGTGACATTCTTGTGTTACGTCAGCGCAATTATGAACAGGTCATGGTGGATTCAAGCCTGGGGGTGAGTCGAAATCTTTTGGTGGGTGGTGGTGCTCATATTGAAGGGGAGCTTACGGTTCATCACATCACAGCCCCGGTTGAAATCCAGGAAACTGAAAAAAGCTTTGTTTATGGAAAAAGCAACAACATGGAACGATTGGTTATAGGATATGTTAGTCCTTGCCCGGGTGATTGGGTTCCAGATAAATGTGGAAACTGGACAAAAGTGTATAGCCGTGTACCTGCTGGAGGGGCACCTGGAAATGGTACGGCAGACGACAATTGTTTATTCACATACAGCCACAGTCATTTATTTAAAAATCTCCCGCTTAATCTTCTTCCGGAAAACAAGGATGTGAGAAATGTTGGTCAGGCTTGCAACAACACGGATCGGGTGGTCGCGGATCCTCAAAACATGGCTTACAACATCAAGGGAACCAATCCCCCGAATGATCCGGTTGTTGGTGATTAATAATTGGTAAGCAAAAACAGGTGGAAAGGTGCGATTGTGTGATGCAATGGCAATTCCGGATCCCGTTCAAGAATTTCAGAATAGTTTGAAATATTTTTAAAATTTGATTTTGTAAAAAATCTGTGAGCATAGAACGAATTTACCGGATAAAGATTTTTACCCAAAAACAAATAACAGTCGTTGCATTCCACATCCAAAGGTCTTAACACCGCTTCATATTGTTCGTGATTCATTTGAGGATTGTTTTTTAAAGGATAAATGTAGGGCAACACGTCATTGGACACGGGTTCGGTAATGCCATAAAGAAACATGATTTCCTCTGGCTTGGTTCCGTATTTGTGAACAATATATTGCGGGTTGAATTCATTTTTAATTTTTAAACGTTTTTGATCGTATAAGCTTCTTATGGCAAAACCAAAAAAGAAAGTTGGATAGGTGATTGTCTGGAATTTTTCCAGATCGGCAGGTTTTTCAGTGTCGTTAAATGTAAGTGTCATCATGCTTGTATGGTAAGGTACAAGCAGAAAATTTCAAGCCACTGGAAATGAAAAAACTTGAGAAAGACTGGGCAGTTTAAAAATGATGCCTTTGCGATGACCCGAACTGTTTTGCACAATGACCGTGACCCGGTCACCCACCACCACTGGGCTGGAATGTAAGGTTTCTTGCAGTTTCAGGGATCTTACGGTTGTGCCTGTATTTGCATCAAAAACCCGCAGGCTGTTTACGCCATCCACAACCACGGAATAAGCCTTTTTAACCATATAAGTTATTTATCATAATATTTTTAAAATAATTGTAGAAAACAATATATTAAATAAATAATAATAATGGCAGCCGAGATCAAAAAGATCATTTTCCGTCAGGGTACGGAAACTGAAAGAAAAAATGTTACACTGGAACCAGGTGAACCAGGTTATTGTACGGATAGCCAACGTCTTTATGTGGGCACCGGAAGTTTGGCAGGTATTCCTGTTGGAACACGGAATCTGGGATTTGCAACATTCAGCGGAAATCTCACAAATTTAAACAACAATTTAGCCCCGGCCAGTGGAGATTTTGTTTTTGATACAGCTAGTAATCTCACCTATATGCTGACCGGGACAGATTTTGCCCGAGTTAGCTCTTTTGCTCCGTTTGGAAGTCAGTTTACAATTGATAACAATACACTCATTCAGTTGTCGAATGTTGTTCGTGTTGCGGATAATAGCTTGTTCGCCACAAAACTTGCCAGTGGTGCAATAGGGGCCGGATTGGAACGAATTGGTGTCAACACCATTTTAAAAACAAAATTGGGCAGCAGTCTGACTTATGATGGCAGCCAAAGCATAACCATTGCAACCAACGGTGTGACAAACGCCATGCTTGCCAATGCTCCCGCCAACACATTAAAAGGTCGTCTCAATACTTCCGGACAAGTTCAAGATCTTACCACTTCCGATTTGCAGATTCTTCTTGCCGGGTTGGTGACCACAAATCCAATCGGAACGGTTATTGATTGGGCCGGGGCAGGAACCCCTCCGGCAACTTATCTGGAATGCAATGGATCCCCTGTTTCCCGCACAACCTATTCTCAACTTTTTGCAGTCTTGGGAACTACGTGGGGAGCAGGAGACGGAAGTACTACATTTAATCTTCCGGATCTTCGCAGACGGGTGACCATGGGTGCGGGTGGAACTGGAACCGCCACCATTGCAAACGCAGTGGGCAGTACCGGTGGTGAGGAAAATCACGTTCTGACAGAAGCTGAAGGTAAGTGTGAATTTGATGTAACAGCGGAATTTCGCGAACCCGGTTCAATCAATCCCAACGGAGTGGGTTATGTGGGAGGATTAACCATTCAAAACTCAAATGGAAATTATTCATATACATATAGTCAGGGAGTGGTGGATGCAACCGGAACCGTGGGATCAGGTGCAGCGGATGGTCACAACACCATTCAGCCCAGTGCAATTGTTCGCAAACTTATCAAAGCATCATCATGACGAATGGTTTTGACAAGGTTATTAAAAAACTAACAGAAGATTTTAACATTCTTCCCATGGCCAAGGTTCCCAAGACTTTTCAGGGAAAAAGCATTGATTGGGGTAAGACAGGCACTCACCCGAGCGGATTCAAAGGAGATACCAGCAATCCCGGCAGCATGCAGCTGGTTTTTGCCATACCCGCCAAAAAGAAAAAGAAGTCAGCGAATGTTCTTAAAAAACGTGTGGCTGCCAATCGTGTTCGTCGCTAGGGCTTCTTTGTTTTTTCCGCCAAATTGTGGACTGCTCCAATAAGGTTTCACTTTGCTGGGTCCCTTGGTCACATGATAGTGAGTGGCTCCTCCAGTAAGATCCTCCAGTTTTCCCCGCATGCCCACAATTGCCAGTTCCTTGGCCATGGCCCATCGAGGATGCCCCATGGCTTTGGTTATAATGTCGCCCATTTTCACTGAACCGGCGTTATAACCATCAAAAAAGCTGAATTGTTTGGGTTTCAACACCACATCCACTGCACCCCGGAACGGATCCCCACCTTTTACCCTGTTCATGATCACATTCATCACGGCTTGCATGCCTTCATATCCCTCTCCTCCGGCTTCACCGATAAGAGCTGCAGCAACAATATCGCTGTATTTGATAGCGGCTTCGGCTTTTTGAACCAGGGCCGGAGGTGGCGGAGGCAAATCGGGTGTTACCTCCAACAACAGTTGTTTTATTCTATCTTCAAACCTCACCTTAATATTTATAAACACTGACTGTGACTATTTTGGGGTGATTATATGCAAAATCCAAAGCATCCTTCTTTTTTTCAAAAAATATGTCTATAACAGGCAGTTTACCTCCACTTGCCTTCTTTTGCTTAACAGCTGTGCCGGTGTCATGAGCCACCCTGATGCCCAAATTTGGTATGTATAAACGCTTATAAAAGGGGATCAGGCGCGGATCGACTGCCACGCTTACCCCTTCACGAAGACGCGTTCCTGACGAGCTTCTTTTACGGGCCGTATCCCTGTCGGTGTCCCCTCCTTTGGCCCAATATACAGTTAATCTTGCCTTTATTTTCTTTTCAACAACCGTCTTTTTGAGTGTTTTTTGGGCCAAATAATCCAGTTTTTTGGAAATAATGGAGTCGATTGGATTATCATTAACAGGGGAATCCTGAACCATAATATATAAAAAGATTGAAGCCATGATTAAAATGAAAAATCGGTTCATATTTGGTCATCCTCCCGTATTGGATAGTAAAAATCTACCTGACGATAGGTATTCTTATGAAAGAAAAGAGGGGATCCAAATTTATCAGATGCTGCATAAAGTCGTTTGTTTTTCTTAAATAAAACCTCTATATGACCGGGTTTGCGACTGTGTTTTGGTTGATAAACTGCAATCACAATGGTGTTTTCCGGCAATTGCATCACTTCTTTTCGACCTATTTTTACAAAATCATGTTTGTTTTCAAATACATTTTTGTAGTTTTTTGCATACAGGATGCCGTTGTTTGAGGTGGTGACCGGATAGGTTTGCCGTCCTTGCCGTCCCTGGACCAATCTACCTTCCCGCAAATCCAATTGAGGGAAAGCCCGTTCATTTCGTTCGTGCAGGTTGTCCAACAGGGCCGTGGTGAACTTGGCACAAAGACCACTGCTGTAATTGCGGGTCAGTTTACTCACATCGACCATGAAAGTTTTGAATTCAGCCGGGGTAAGATTAGGTTTAACGATGGATTGAGGCAAAACGCATCGGCCAGCTTCAGTGCTGAAGCTGTTTGCTACCCCCAAGACCAAAGCTGCGGCTAATAGTGTTTTTTTCATGTGGCTGGACCCGATTATATCAGGGTCAAAAAATTGTAAAGAAGATTCTTTACAAAACGTTGTTATTTTTGTTAATAATATTTATCTTTTTGCAAAGATATTCAAGCTTTACTCAACAAATCTTTTATATATTTTCTCAGATTATTGTTTCTATTCGTCCAACCTTTTTTGAAAACAGCCAACTTAGGACGTTTTTCACACAAATTATTATAAAAAGTCTGCCGTTGATCAATAATATCAAAAGCCAGATCTTTCGGATCTTTCTTGGCCATGAGACTGCGAGTATATGGCCCAACAATACCATCTGCGGTGGCTCCTACTACACGTTGCAGAAACTTGTTGGCTTGGGTACGACCTGTGTTTACACAACTGTCAAAATAACTGATATAGGCAGGGAACGGAACCTGTGGAGCCGCACTTTTGAGCCAGTAATCTTGCCAAAATATCTCATCTGCCTGTTCCCGGGTAAGATTTTTAATGTCCAGCAAAGGATAATCACGTTGAGTAATCCCCATATTTGTGATTTTTCCAGGATCGTTTGGATGATTATATAATCCCCCTTCAGCTTCCCTGACAAACTTCATCGCAATTTCAAATTCTTTTGATTTCTCACTAGGCATTTGATTGATCCTTTTGTTCTTTTTGATATTTAACCACCTCTTCACAAACTTCAATAAATTCATTATCGCTCATGCGTTGTTTCATGAAATTTATACGACGATCCACCCACTGAACATTTCCTTCTATGTAACCTTTACTGGAATCTATGCGATCTAATGAAGCAGTATTTGTTAAATTTACTCTATAAATAGATGGTATTTCAATAAAAATACCACTTATCTTGCATTTAAAATTTTGTTTTTCTAAAAGATTCCAAAGATATTCAATATTCAAATTAAATTCTAATTTTCTTCTACTAGCATTACTTTTTAATTCTGTATAAAACTGTCTGGGTATTCCTTTATATCCTCGATAAACATGAGATTCTTCACCTTTTATACCTTTGTTCCAAGTACCAAAATCTTTTCTCAAACATCCACAACTTTTTGTTGTTCCATTTCTTAGTGCACCACCTAAAATATCTTTAATTTTTCCACATGAGCATTTACATACCCAGTATTTGTCATGGGCTTTTGATATTTTTTCAGATTTTTTTAAAACAACAAACCTGCCGTAGTGGTTGCCTGTTAAATCAATAAATTTCACAAATCAAGCCCATTTAAAATCTCTTTGATCTTTTTCAATGCTTCCCGCAGCTTGGTTTCTTTCTCGCCTTCTTCATTTTCACCAATCCGATAGTCGTTTGGTGTGTAAATGTTTTGGCTGGCCCCACTGTCCCGGTTGATTCCCGGACTTATCTGGCTTGCATCGGGTGCACTCATCTGGCCGGTGTTGCGAATCGTGCCTTCATAAATCTTTTCCAAATCAATTTGTTTCAGATAATCTTTCATCAGTTGTAATATTTATCAAAATCCTTGGGCATGACCAGATAATGATTCAGATTTTTTGCCAACAATTTTACTTTTAGCAAAATCTCCTCCTTCTTATCTTTGTTTTTTTCCCGTTTGTATTTTTCATACATGTCCAAAACAAGATCGGCTGTGATCTTTTGGTTCACAATTCCTTCTACCTTTTCAGCTTTGGACATATAAATATTTAATATATCGTGAATAGCAAAAGAAAAAGAATGCTTTTGGACATAAAACGGTTTCCTTTTTATTATAAAATATGTGAAGCTTGCGACAATGTGAATGCAAAAGACAGTGCGTTCTGCATTTTTTGCGGAAATTACCGGTTTGATGAAAGCATTGTGCAGGTCAGTAAACGAAGCGAAGAAATGTTGACACAAGAAGAGGATCCTTTAAATTTTCTGGAATGAGCAAGGGTAAAACCGCCAAATTAAACACCGTTCAGAACGGAAAAGGCGACCGTCCCCGGAGCATAAGCAAGAAGTTTTGGCAAAATTACGATACGATTCGTTGGAGCAAAAAGAAAAAATTAGGGTAAAATTTGATTGATTTGATGCATTAAATTGATTCGAGTTTGAAAATCGTACCCGGCAAAATGAGCCACGTTGCATTTGCTCCAGCTTTGTTCGTCCCCCCCGTTCTGTCCCATCAGATTCCATTGTGAACCAAGATTGTGATATTTTATATTATATCGGGCCCGGTTCAGATTCATGATGGTTTGATCCGGGTACCACGGCATCAGTTTGAAGTATTCCGGATTGCTAAAAATTTTGATTGCATCCGGGCGAAGCAATAAAACACCTCCGTTAAAATAACCCTCCCACGGTTCAATTTCTGTCAGGGCGGCCGCCGCCTTGATGTATTTGTTCCATTCCGGATTGGGTTGATCATTTTTAGAATCCCATACCGCACTCATGCCTTGTGATGGAGCCAGATTGAAAATGTCCGGGGCGTTCCGGTTGATGAGGGCGTCCGTGTCCAGATAAAAAATGCCCTCGGAATAGTTTGGAAGATGGCGTTCCATGAAAAATTTGCTCATGGCAATGAAATCAAACGGGGGTAGTCGTTTTTTGATCACAATCAAACGGGCTCCCACCTTTTTTGCATAATCCTCCATCCGGGGAATACTTATGTTTCCCATAATTTCGCCTTCCCCATCAATCATGGTGGTGATTACGGCTCGATTCATATTAAAAAGTTTTCACGCAACGGTCCACATGCGAATAACCACTGCAATGTTTGGTAAATATTTGTTTGCTGCATCCTGTTTTCATTCGGGCAACCTTGGTGATCCAAAGATCATAAGCATCCCACGCACAGGTTTTGAATTTGAATTGAACTTGTTTTAGTTTTTCCCGGGGTATCAGGTAAGACTGGGCCGGTATGAAAAAATGCACCCCCAGAATATAATCTTCCATTTCAGTATCAAACGTGTATCCCGTTCCCTGATTGTTTCCCAGATTAAACAAATCCAGATCATGATTCTTTGTTATTTTATAAAAATGTTCCAACTTATTGTAAAAATCTTCAAAATCATGGTTTATGATGGCATCTTCAAATATTAATATAAAATCATAATTGATGTTATCCTCCAAGCTTATGCCGTTTTTATGGGCCAGAAAACAACCGTAGTGACCCGGGGAAAGATTGCCGTTACCCGGTTGCATGCTCACACTGTTTGGTCGGTTGCAGTTTTCCATGGGCGGAAGATTTTTATATATTTCGTTGATGGTTTGTTTGTATTCCACCGGATATTTGCTGCAAAAAGTCTTCAGATTATGCACAGATTCTTTTTCTTTGCGATCATTCTCAGGATCCGTGACCAGATGCACTATTCTGCAATTCACAGTATTTTGTCCAGATGTTCCGTGAATTGTTCCAGTTTATACTCCCCACATTCCAGTGTTCCCGTCCAGCAATCATCAAACCGATAATTGAAAAGATGCCAGTCCGTGTAACAGAAACGGCATTTCTCTTTGCCCACAGTTACCGGATACATGTTCCATCCCAGTTTACCGTTTCGCACAAACATGCGATAATCCGGATTCACATAGGTATAGGCACAAATGATGGGGATGTTGGTGAGTCCTGCCAGATGAATGGGTCCCCCATCATAACCCACAAGGCATTTTGATTGCTGAAAAATGCCGATCAAGTCATTCAAGTTTGTTTTGTCAATCAAGTTCACACAGGTGGTGATGTCCCGCACATCCAACACCTTGGCTTCATCCCCTTGTTTATAGGCAACCAACGGGCTGTTCGGATCAAACGGTTCTTTGCTTGTGCCAATCAACACCGGAATATGATCCCGTTCCACAATGTGTTCGGTGAGTTTTCTTAAAAGTTCTTTGTTCCATTTTCTAACCGGGGAACGAAATCCAACGGATATGATCACGGATCGACTGAAATCCACATTGTATTTGTTCACATCAATATTTTTTGGATACAACGGATAATTATAATCCTCATCCCGCAAAACCTTGTTGATCAGATTATAGCTGGCCACTTTGCTCAGATTGCTTTTGGGCACATCCGGAACACCGTGGGGAAATATGCGAACATGCCGGTATTCCTCTTTGAATTCATATCTTTCAAAAATGCTGTTGAACCGATTGTCGGGAACAAACCATAAAATATCTCGGTACGCCGGAACCGTGCTGACCAGATATTTGCCGTCCTTGTGAAAGTTTTCAATTGCATATTTGACCACGGGACTTGCAGCGATCACATCTCCCAATCCTCCGTTCAATATGTAATGAGTGGGCGTGGCAGGATAATGCATAACCTAGTTTACCAAATAATTTGGTAAATCAAGCCTTGTGCTGCGTCAGAACCCGACGCGAACCATTTTGATCAAAATAACTTTCCATCACAAATGGTATGTTGCGTATCAGTCCTTTTGCAAGCTGTTCCGTGTTTTCCTTTTCATAATCTTTATGCCATTCAATATAAAGCTCATTTATTTTTTTAATATTTGCGTGTTTCAGCATTTTTGGAACAATATTGTATTCGCTGCCTTCAACATCAATTCGCATAATGCAAAAATCAAAACCGTCCAACCTGTTCAATATATTATCAATATCTTCGGTTTGTACAGTATATCCCTGCTTTGTTTCATTATATATTATGTTTCCGTGTTGTTCATCCGGATAAAAAATTGCTTCTCCTTCCTTGTCAGAAACCGCTTTGTTTACAATTTCAGCAGATGGATATTTTGTTTTTAATATTTCTGGACACTGTTTGTTTGGTTCATAAAGCAAAAGGTGATATTCCTTGTCTATGCGTTTGCTGTCAAAAAAAGCATCAGTACTGTCCCCTTTGTATGCACCCAGACTGATAAAAATCTTTTTCAACAAAAGAATTTATGGATTTTTTTTATAAAACAATCAGTATTTATTTAAATGAGGACCCGTGGTTGCGGCCGGGGAAAAATCAACATTGTGTGCCACTTTAAGCGCACGTGCTATGGTAACTTCTTGTGGAACACAATACACATCTCCATTGTTCAAAAGAACACAGCTTTGATATTTGTCGGCAGCCACGCCAAAAGCACCAGAAGGTGTTGACATGCTATCCGTCAATGGATCATATATTTTTGCATTATTCGCATTTTGCGGACATAAAAATATGCGTCCGTCCGGCAGCAAACATCCGGTGCTGTATGGTCCCTCTATTCCGGGAAATCCCCCGTTGGGTGTTGTTAATTGGTCGGTGTAAGGATTGTATATTGTGGCCACGGATCCACCGTCCGGTACGCAAAATACGCGACCATCCGCCATCAAAACACCTCCGGTTCCATAATTTGAACCTGCTCCGGCGGGAAATGTTCCGGCCGGTGTTGTGATTTGATTTGTGAACGGATTGTAAATTCTTGACCGGGACGCACTATGAGGAACCATATAGATGCGACCATCCAACAAGGTCACACATCCGTCATAAGCGGGTTGTGTTTCCGCATGTGTTTGAGAAAGTGAAGTGACCGTATCTGTTACTGGATCATATATCCGGAACGTTGTTGAACTGAAAGGAGCCAAAAACACGCGGCCATCCGGTAAAAGAGCACAGCTTTCAGTTGTGCCACCACCTCCGCTTATGGTTGTTGTTGCGAAAATTGTGTCTTTGACCACATCATGAATTCTTCCGGCCGTGTTTAGAAATGGACTGCAGAACACACGACCATCCGGAAGCAAACAACCTCCAAAAAAAGCAAAGCCTCCCGGATAAGCCGGAGACAACACGGACAAAGTATTTGTTCGAGGATCATATACCCGTGCAACTGTTGCACCCGCTGGAACACAAAACACCCGACCATCCGGAAGCAACACACCTCCCACATAACTGTTTCCAGCTGCCGGAAATGTTCCACCGGGGGTGTATAAAACTTCTGCTCCGGTGACAGGTTTATTCAAACTTGTAACATATTGAAAATGTTGAAAACATTGGGCACTTAAACTGATTTGCTGGCTTGTTCGGGCGCTGAATCCCCCCACAATTGTGGTTCTGTTTTCACCATAAAGCATTTTTCCGGTCTGGCCAATGTGCCATTGCGGACAAACCAACTGGGAAAATTGGGCGGTGGTGCCGCTTTGATTCAGCGTTACTCCGCTGCCTGCAATGAAATTTGTGTTTCCCGAAGGCAAAAGATTAATGTTTTGAAAATTAGGGGTTGATTCCGGACCGGTACTGACCAGAAATTGTTCCGGGGTGGTGGTATCCAGTGTTCCCAAAAGTGCCAGATTTACGTTTTTGCTCATAAGTTAATTTTTGTTGAAATGTGGTCCGGTTAGTGCTGCCAAAGAAAAATTGGCATTTGTATATATGTAGTGTCTTCGGGCTTCTGTGGAATAGTGTGGCACACTAAACACACTTCCATCCGGAAGGAGCACACAACTCAAAGAGCCGTTAAAATTATAAAAAGTCCCGGCCGGTGTTGATAATGTATCGGTTCGGGGATCATATATTCTGGCAACAGAACTGTAACCAGGATTGCAATAGATTCGTCCGTCCGGAAGCAAACAACCTCCGTCGTGAGAGGTTGCTCCCGGATATGTTCCGCTCGGGGTAGATATTGTATCAGTGACAGGATCGTAAATGATGGCAATTGTTGCAGTGTAAGGAACATTAAATATCCGTCCATCCGCCATCAATACGGTCCCTATCCAGCTTCCAGATGCATATGTTCCGTTTGGAGTTGTTGTAATATCCTTATACGGATCATATATTTTTGCAATTGTACCATTAGACGTGGGACCACAATACACACGACCATCCAACATTAATGTCGCCCGGTAAGTTTTTTGACCTCCTCCATATGCTCCCCCGGCTGTTGTGAGAGTATCAGTTGTGGGATCATAAATGACAGCAACAGAACTGTTTTCTGGTGAACAAAAAACACGTCCGTCCGGAAGCAAACAACCTCCGGCAAATGCAGCAAAACCGGATGGCCAACTAACACTGGGAATTGTGACAGTGTCTTTGGCCGGATCATAAATACTGGGACCGCCTGAATCAGGAATGCAAAACACTCGGCCATCCGCCATGAGAACTCCCCCTTCTGATTGGGTAGGAGAACCTGAAGGAGTTGTGTAAACATTTTTAACCGGATCATATATGACTGCAAACGCTTTATTAAAAACACAGCAATATACCCGGCCATCCGCCATGAGAACTCCTGCCCCAAAAGATTGGTTTCCGCCTACTGCTCCCGGAGGTGTGGTGAGTATTTCCGCCCCGGTCATGGGCACTGTTTGACTGACCACAAATTGAAGATGCGCCAGAAATTGAGCGCTCAATGCAACCTGTTGGCTGACACGATTGGCTGATGTTTCTTGAGCAAGAGGTTTTCCTGTTTTCCCCACTGTCCAATTGGGACATGTGTTCAGGTTAAAAGTGACTGTATTTGCGTTAACATCTCGGACCGTGTTGAAACCGCTGCTGCTCAGATTTTCAAACGTTGTGGCTGTTGGTTGCGGTCCGCCCGCTCTTGTTGCAGAAAATACTGGACTGAGTGTGGAGCCGCGTGTGCGCAAAGCATAATATGCTTGTTCAAAACTGGATACACCAAATAATGCGGTTACACTTGCCCTGCTCATGTATTATTATTTATTAAAAAACCACCAGCGTTGCTGATGTTTTTAAGCGGGTTTCGTGGGCCAAACAACTTCGAAGGGACTATTAAAATTCTGGGGCAAGTTGCGAAGAGCATTGCGATAATCCAACCAAGCCTGCTTATTTACCGTGCAATCAGGGATTTGCGTCCAATCAGTTTCAGAAAGCAGTTTGTTGCGTTCCTCCCGTATCCGTTTCCAAACAATAGGAGAACCATCCAATATATTAAATCTTTCTTCAAAATTCACGTTGTCACGATCCGGACGATTCATCGATGATAAAGGTTTAGGAAAACGGGCAGCAACGGCACCTTCAGCGTCTATATATTCGTAACAATTGCCCACGTCGTAAATGTCGATTTTGTCCATAATAGTATTTATATTTATATATTATAATTTATTATAAAAGGGTCCATTTATCAATGCTGGTGAAAAATTAGGTCCTGTATATGATATTTTTGCAATTACTGCCCGAGTAGACCAACCAGGAACCATGAAAACATTTCCGTTTTGCATAAGTACTGCTCCTATAAACCCATTATATCCTGCCAATGTCCATACAGTACCAGTTGGTGTTGTTGTGGTGTTTGATATTGGATCATATACCCGGGCAGTTCCCCCTCCGGTTGGTCCGGCCGGAGCGCAAAACACCCGTCCGTCCGGCAAAAGACATCCTCCTGTATAATCTTTTCCTTGCATATTCGGGGTGGTTATAATATTCGTTGTTGGATTGTATATCAATGCTTGGCCTACAACTGATTCGTCAGGAACACAAAACACCCGACCATCCGGCATTAAAACACAACTTTCAAATCCACTAGGAGGAATATAGGTTCCAAGAGGAGTTGTTAAGGTATCGTTAAAAGGACTGTAAATGACAAATGTGGCGTTAGGAACAGCTTCAGGAGCCATAAAAACACGACCATCCAGTAGCAAAGTGGCACCAAAACGTGATCCCTCTGGATCAGCATTATATGTTCCGCTTGGGGTTGTTAAATCATTGTTGACTGGATCGTATATACGAGCCGTTGCAAACTGTCTAGGCACACAAAACACCCGACCGTCAGAAAGCAAAACACCTCCTGCATATTTCGCAGCACCTGCTGGAAACGTTCCGGCCGGTGTTGACAACGTGTTTGTGGCCGGATCATATATTCTAGCTATTGTTATGTTTTGAGGAACACAATACACCCGGCCATTCGGAAGCAAAATTGCTCCAGAGTGATCGGAAGAACCACCATATGTTCCACTTGGAGTGATTAATGTGTCTGTGACAGGATCATATATTCTGGCTACTGTACTGCCCATGGGAACACAAAACACCCGACCGTCAAGAAGCAAAACACCTCCTTGATGGGCATCAGAAGTTCCCGGATATGCACCGGTGGGTGTGGTTAGCACATCCATTCCGGTAAGAGGAAGATTTTGAGCAACAACGTATTGAATATGTCTTTGAAATTGACCGCTAAGAGCAACCTGTTGGCTGACGCGATTGGCTGCTGTTTCTTGATAAAGAAACTTACCGGTTTTTCCCGTTTTCCAATCCGGACACTGCAATAAATTTACTTTGACACTTGTATTGCTTGCCCCCACTTCAATAACGGTTCCACTACCTGCAAGAAAATTGGTGTTAACGTCACTGATGGGTATTGCTGAAAAAACCGGAGTGGTGGTGTTGCCTGTGGACGTTAATATTTGCCCGGATTGACCAAAATCGGGCAGAGCAATGTTTGCAAGGTTGGATGCATTACTCACAACAAACTGTTATTTTTTCTCTTCCACACTGACAATACCGCGCAGAAAGAGTGTTCCCGAAGCAGGATCAATCCATTGTGCTTCTTTCATGATATTCTTGCCCACCTGACGTTCCACAATGACCGGTTTGGTCATCTGACCAGAAATGGGGCTGACTTGGGGTTTGGGCTGAACAAATGGTACGTTTTTGATCATATTATTATTTATAATTATTTTGCTTTTTTATACTGCATTTCGCAAACTTTAAACACCTTGCCGGGAAGATTTTGTATAAAATCTATTATTTTACAATTAATTCCCATATCAATTTTTTCAAAAGGAGCATTCCGCTTAATCATATTAGGAAGAGATAGGAAGTCATAATCTTTTTCATTTTTGTTGATCAATACCCAGAATTCTCCCCCATATTTGCCTTTGGTTATGGCAAAAAAATCCCCCCGTTTGTACGTTTTAAGCTTGATCAGCTTGAATATTTTTGACAGCATTGGCAAACCCCCGGATATTTTCATTAAGATCCTCGATCACATATTTTGGTTTGTATCCAAGACTTTCAATTTTTTGACAAGAAAGCATGCAATTACTACGATTAACTCGGAAATTCATTTCATCATAACCCAATATTTTCCAGTTTTTATTTTCCAGACCATGCTCTTTCAAAAGCTGGATCACATCCTGTCCACGGACCACACCGTTGTTGACCACATTGTAAACGCCCGGTTCCGGTTTTTGTTCCAGATTAATGAAAAAATCCGTGAATTCGTTCAATAGATTCAGGCTGGTGATGCTGTTTTTCAGACTGATCAGATTGTCATATTTCAAAAGTTTATAAAGATAATTTTTGGTTGTGTAACTTTCATCATAAGGAATGCGAATGCGGAATGTGTAGCACGGATAATCTTCCAGTTTTTCCTCGCAAAGATGTTTAGTTTTACTGTAAAAACTGCTGCGATTGCTGAATATACCAAAATTAGGCATGTCATATTCGCTGTAAATTTTGTCCTGATGATCATAAATGCAACCACTGCCAATGTTGATGAAAGGCACATCCAATTCTTTGCATACTTTGGCAATGCGAACCGGAACCAAAACATTCCAAAAATAACAATCTTGCCAATTGGTTTCACAACCTTCCACGTTGGGTGAACCGGTATAGCCTGCCGCACTGATCAAATAATCTGGTTTTCCCTTTTTCAGGTATTCCCGAAGTTTTTCTGGTTGGGTATAATCCAAAAATTCCCGGCGAACCATGTCCACGGTTTTTACATGTCCCAAACTTTTCAGTTTGGCCGACATGCTTTTTCCCACAAATCCCCCTCCCAGGATCAGCGCATTGTTAATCATCGTTGCTTTTTGGTTTAATATTGTTTTGGGATTGGTAAAAGAACCGGTTAATGGCCGCGCTCAAAGCATCGGCATCTTTTTGGTCTTTAGCATGAATAAAATTGATTTGGCTGTTAAGCATGTCATAGCCAATGATAATGAAACAATCCAGATATTCGCTGATGATGCTGTCCAAGTGTGAAATGTCAGTGGCCCGTTCATTTTTCAGTTCCAGTTTTTGTTGCAGATAATTGTGCAACGTGCTTTTAATCAGATTCTCCATGTTTTCCGGACGAACCGAAGCTTCAGGTTTTTTACCAGAAAGAGGATTAGATGCTGTTGACTGTTTGTTGCTCTTCTTGCGCGGACTTTTCACTGATAGTATTTACCGGTTTTTTGAAAAATCTACTATTCTTTGCATTATTACCAATACCTTTTTCGAGCAACAATAATATGACACTTTCAATGCTGTCGGTTCTGAGACTGAAGTTTTTTACAAACCGAATGCCCCCGTCATTGATTTCAAACATGATGTCTCCGTTAAAGTCTTTGTTTTGATAACAGGTGATGAACGTGCTGCTGTTACAAGGATCCACAATGATGGTCCACAAACGAGTGTCCACCTTTGCATATTGCTGGAAAACTTTCCACACGATAAAGCCATTATCGCGAAGACGTTTGATGAAATAGCTGGGAGTACGAACCTTGTTTTTGCTGATGCGTTTTTTATTCATTTGATCAGGCAAGGAACAACATAAGACATTTTGATTCCGTCTGTTTCATATATTAGATTTACTAGGCTGCTGGCTTTATGAAAGCGAAATTTTATTTTTTCTATCTTATTTGACAAAATAACCCGGATTGGATCCAACGGAAGAATAAAATCCAAATCTCCCTTAGAAGAAGGAACGTTTTCAATGGTGCGGGTGAATCCGTCCGATTGATTTTTTTGGCGATCAGAAAGCTCAATGGTCAGGTTATTATTTGCAAAATTAAAATATAATTTATTAAGATCTGGATAAATGGCACTTGCCTTTATTATTTCAAAAAAAACATCCGTGTTCAGGTCGATTTCCAAATCAAAATCCAAAGAGTTTATTTTTTCAAAACTTAACCGAGGTTTGTTCACAACCTTGGTGTCATACAACTGCATCATGAACTGATTGGCGGTGTCTTTGTATGAAAGATAATTATGTTCCAGTTTGAAACTGACCACATCTTTTTGCACAAAATCCAGGGTCTTTATGAACCGGGAAAGATCAATGAACGCCAGTTCTTTTTCATCCTTGATATCCGTATCAATGTTTCCGGTGGCTTCCAGAAACAAACTGCCATCCGGATAACTGCTTTTGGCTTGTACTTGATCCGGTTGAATTTTAAGGATGCATTTTGGGTTCAGCTTTAGTAGCGGCTCCAAAAAATATCGGCAAAACTTGTTTTTATTTTCAATCGTGAATCGGTTCATTCAAAAGGTTCTTGATGTTACTTAATGCCGAAATAATATTGTCAATTTCCTTTTTCACATCCCCGCTATTTTTTATTCCCAGTTCTATCCGAGTTTGTGGAGGTGTAACCGGAAGAGTGGCAACCGGAATGGTATGGGGAATGTTCAATCCGGCATTCACAACGGTTGCTTGTGGAATGGGCTGAATTTCGGGTTGTTGTACCGGAGGAGCCGAAGGAAGAACCGGCATTTCATTTGGAAGCAAATTCATGCTGGCATCATGACTCATGCTGAAAACATTTTTGGGATTGGTTTTCACAGCCTTGAGACTGTTGCTTCCCAAATTGTTTTTATCTATTTCATTCAATTGAGCAAGGGTATTGCCCAAGAAATTATAGACCACGTTGGCGATGCGTGGATCGATCTGCTGGCTCATTCAGTTGTTTCCAGACCATCCAGAAGATCCTTGATCAAATCTTCTTCGTTGCTTTCCTTCTTGGAAGAAATGGTGGTTTTGACCTGAACCTTTTCCTCGACAAGATCACTGTTGTTGGATGCGGCATCCTTCTTTTTTGACGGAGCAGGAGAAGTGCTGATATTACAGAAGAAATGTTCGTCCAGAAGTTTCTGCAGTTCGTCCTGGCTTTTCTTCTGGTAAACAGCTTCCAGATCAAAAACCGATTCGTATATTTTTTCCTGGGCTTTATTGTCCAGATTTTCAATTGCCTTGGGGCTTGTGAACCGGCTGCTGCTATAGTTGGGATATTCGCCTTGGGCTTCCACCTTGATTTTCAGATTGCAACCCCGCTCAGAAAGATCAAAAATACGATCACCCAAATCTTCACTCTCCTCTCCGCTGATGGCATCCATGATAATCTTGTGTAGTTGTTTTCCAAAACGAAGAATCATGACCTTGCCATTGTTGCCTTTGTTGACCGGATCATCAACCACAAGAATGTTGGCCAGCCACTTTTCACTTCGCTTGATTTCAGATGCCTTGACCTTGTCTGCATCATTGTTGCTCTTGTAAAGCATTTTATACCGGGTTTGACCGATGGGATCTGCTTCACCCCAAGTGGTGGGCGACAATGCGCTCACAAACTGACCCGTGGCGAAACTTGTCCAGCCATGCTGCACATGATGAAAAAATGTCTTTTTAGCATCCTTAAGATTCGGAAGAAGGCGAACAACATAAGTGTTGCCCTTTTCCAGCTTCAAAATATGCTTGTAAAGACCGCTGTTTGAGGAGCCCTCCGTTTTCTTGGTGAGGGATTCCTTAAGTGTCTCGAACATTGATGATGTGAATTTACTCATGAATTTATCTTAACATGCAAGTTTATATGTCAACCAAGAATCTTTTTATTTAAAATACTTTTTACCAACATTCTTCCGTGTTTGCTACTGGCAAATTTTATATTATATAATTCATAATTCTCATAAATGTCTGGTACTATGAATCTTAGGAGATTGGAATCAAAACTGAAAAATGCCTTATGAAAACCATCCAAACCCAAAAGAAAATAAACTGAAACCTTTTTGTTTTTCAAATGTGTTATAAAAGAAGGAACTTTGTCTTTTTTGTATTCAAGATATTCTGAAAAGTTTATGCCGTTTTCTTTCAAAAATTTCTTGATGAAACTGGCAGAATTTTTTATTTTGACAAGATTACGGGAATTGTCCGGACCCAGCATGAGCAATTGTTTTTCAAAATCACTGTAACTTTTCACTGCTTTTCTGGAAAGATAATAATCAAAAGCAAAATATTTTGTGTCAGGATACAGAAAATAAGGAGCTTCAAAAAAATCGTTGATGTCAATGTCGTAAGAATCAAAAAACAATTTTATTCGTTCAACCTTGTTTTTGACTTCCTGGGGTAACGTATCGTAGTTTTTACGGGCCCGGTAAGGAGCGGAATTGGCAGTGCGATATGCTCGAATGAACGAGTTGTAAATGTCCAGCAAATCGTTTTTCACGAAAGCTTCAGCTTTTTATTCTTATTTAAAAACTTGGTTATGTATTTTGATTTATGGAGGTTGGGATCAAAATTAATAAAAATCTTCACACACTCATGATCAGTTTCCACATGCAACAATTGCTTGAACAATGTTCTGTAGTTTTTATTTTTTAAAAAAGCTATGAAAACATTTGGAAGATTCAGCTTCTTTTCTGCCAAAATACACATGAGACTGCAGAAACAAAGAAAGTAATATTCTGTTTCTTTGTCTATGATGGTCTTTTCCATATCAAATCTTATTGAACCGACTGGATAATTCAACAAATTTTTCGGTAACTTTTCCTGCTGCAAAGTTTTTATATCCATGTCCATCCAAAAATATTTTGGCAAAAACACCGCAATTAAAGTTTGATTCTTTATTTCTGTTGATTCGAACACAGACAGAAAGGTTGTTTTTGTTTATGCTCACGGCCGCATGGGTATCATATTTTTTGCAAAATTCTGCACAAATCTCATTTATTGCAAAATCAGCATAAAAAATTATTATATTAAAATTTTTTGTTTTGAGCAGGTGAGGTTCTGCGTTCTTCATGGCTTGCAGCATTTTATCCAGATAAAGACGCACCATGTTCTTTTCTTCGTTTGTGAATTCCCGGTCACCCCCTTCAAATGCAGAAATAAACTTTTCCAGTTTGTTTCCAGTATAAGACCAAAAGACCATGTTTAAAAACAATGATTTTTTGTGCAAAAGATTATAACTGTCATAATCATTGATATATTCCAAAAGCTTTTTTTGGTTGTCATTTAATTGTGGTTTGAGACTATCTGCAAAAAGTTTGGTACAAGAAGGTTCCTGTTTGGTTATGATTTTACAATTTTTACCGGAAACATTTTCCAGTAACTCATGGTGATGTATGAACAATGCATTGGATCGATCCGCCAAATCAATATGCTTTTGATCAAAAGCCATGTCACAAACAACAAGGGGAATTCTTGGGTCGCTATTTTTTATATCTTCGGAAAGATTCTCTTCGTTTGTTGGAACAATATCATATTCCTGATTGGGCGAGGACCATTTGGCTACCAGGCAGCAACCGGCCCCGTCTAGATCAAAATCACAAAGTATGCGGGTCTTTTTCATTCCATAAGATCGTTAAGACTGTTTTCTGTGCTGGAAACGGCATCTGTGGAATCTGTTTTCACTTCTTCCCGGATTTGCATGGTGGAATAATCTATCGCAAAAGAAGCAGTTCCAAAAACCGGACCCTGTCGGTTCTTTTGAATTCCTATGTTGATTCTTCCCAGTTCTTCATCCTCTTTTTCCCGCCAAATGCTGAACATACAATCTGCTGTCATGGCCAATCCCATACTTTCACTGGTGGTTTCTAATCCGGGATTGCTTTGATTAAAGGCATTTCGGTTCAATTGAGTGGCGGTAATGACCGGAACATTGAACACGTAACTGACAGAACGCAGCTGTTCTGTTATGTGTTTGATTCTTTCATAGGAATTGTTTCCAAATGATGTTGTGAAAAGATTCACATAATCCACAACAATCACGTCTGGTTTGATTCCAGTCTGGACCAGTTTCTTCACATAACCAATAAGATTTCCGATAGTGATTGTGCTGGGGGGAAATTCCTTGATGATCAGTTTAGCCTTGGGATTTTCCCGCACATATTTGGATATGGCATCCCTTAAATCGTCCAATTTGTGTCTGAGCGAAAAAATTGGGATATTGGAGAAATTACCGCAAAGACGTTTGGCATACATGATTTCACTCATTTCCAGACTGACCAACAAAACTGTTTTTCCCTGAGAACATATGTTGCTGGCCAGATTACCCAGAACAATACTTTTACCCACATTGGTTTGACCGCTGAAAACATACAATGCTTTTCCTTCTTGTAGGAATCCACCCCCAAGTTTTTCATCTATCCACTTGTATCCGCTGGAAATGTAATTTTCCACCTTGTTCAATTCAGTGGCCACCTTTTCAATGTGATTGAAATATTCCAATCCCAGGTCGTTGGTAAGACTGATGCTGCATGCTTCCTGTGTTTTTTCCAACAATTCGGATGCATCAATATTGTTCTTTTCGCTCATTTCAAGTGCCTGCATCATCACGTTGAAAATTGCTTTTTCTCTTAAAAATATCTCAGTGTTTTGAAAAAGCTCCTTTTCATTCAGGTTTTTGTCCAGTTTTGAAATTTCTTCCACAACATTTTTGAAAGAAATCTTAAGTTTATCATTTACCAGATAGTTTTTTATCTCTGTTACAGTCGGAGGTGCATTGTGTTTTTCATGAAAATCCGTGATGATTTGCACAATATTCCGGATGTTTTCATTTTTAAAATACTCCGGTTTCAAATATTGGGAAACTGTTCCCAGATATGAAGCGTCGGCCAGACACTTATAAATGATAAGTGGCTCGAATGTGTCCGCGTCGATTTTGTTTACTTTGACCATTTTTGCAGAAACCATTGTTGACCTTTTTGCCAAACCTGATCCTCATAACTGCGAAGACCCGGACTTGCATGCAAAACCCATATGGGCCACACACCTATTTTATAATTGTATTTTTTTGCTTCAAGACAGGTATCAATATCCGTGAAGTGGGTGTGACAAGGATTGGTTTCATCAAACCGGAAGTTGCTGTTTATCCTGAAAAGCTTGGTGCGAAATGCCATGAAAAGGTTGTCGATAAGATCCACCTCACAGGGAGTCACTCCAAAACTGGTCATGAAGATGCTGTTGTTGTCGTGAGGATGTGCAACTGCTCCCCGCAAATTGGATCGATCACACATCAAATGCCAAAGAACCGGGGCCCGGATAACCGGACTTATTCCCCCGGCCAAACCAATAATGTCATATCCTGCTTCATTGCTGGCTTTGGTAAGCTTATGCACGATCCGAAGATCGTCTATGTAAACGTCATCATGAATGAAACATATGATATCATGGCTATCCATATATTTTTGGACGGCCCGATTGTAAACAACACACAGTTTTTCTGTGTTGTTTTCTATGATTTCGTATTCTGCCCCGGGAACCTTGGTGATGCTTTTTAGAAACGATGTGCCGTCTTTGCTTCCACGGGTGGCACTAATGAAAATGATCTTTTCATTCTTCTGTTGCTGTGGCTGCGTATTTGTAGGCGACATTTAATTTCTCCTGAAGAGTAGGTATAACATACTCTTCCCAAAAAGAAACATCATTTTTAAAATTTTTTCCATAACCCAGTTTTGTTCCGTCCGGTTTTGTATAAGTAGGTCCATTTTGAATAATAACTCCATGGTTTACTGCCATTTCAAGAAGACCGCTATATTTGTCCAGACCTGTTTTATAATTTAAATAGATTGGAACCTCCAAAAACGGGGGAACAAAACGATTTTTCGTGGTCATGGCCCTAAGAGTCACTCCAGAATATTGTTTGGCTTCCGGAAGAATCTTGTCATCCTCGTTTTTGTCGTCTTGTTTCTCGTTTCGGCGGGCCAACTGCACAATCACACTGCTCATGTACAATGGACCACTACCCCCGCTTTGGTTTTTCACCAAGCTGGGATACATGCTGGCAGGATCAGCATAGGTATGGTTACTGCAAAGAATGGTGACTCCTGCTTTTGCAGCCTTGTAGGTCAGAATACGCAGCATGCTCTTCAAACTTTTGGCTCGAAGACCCATGTCCGCCGCACTCTTGTCTTTTTCAACGTCAGCAACTTCCTTGCTACCGGCTAGATTGCCCAGACTATCAATACTGATAATGAATTTGCCTTGAGCTTTCTTTTCAATCACATTGTCCAGGAACTTGCTGATTTGATTCTTGCATTCATCTACCGTGTAGATCGGACAATACTTTGTCTTCTCTGGATCCAACCCCACGCTTTTACCACTTTCCGCGTCCACACTCATTTCACTGTCAAAAATGACAGGATACAATCCTTGCTTTTGCGCAATACCAAGGATTTTGTTGATAAGAAGTGTTTTTCCGGTTTGTGATTCGCCGGTAAAAACAATGATTCTGCCTTTGGGCACTCCACCTTCCCGCAGTTTCCCGCTGATGATGGAATTCAGGGCATAACAACCTGTGTCATACCATGTATCAACATTGCTAAGAGTGTTGTCCGACAGATAAGCAGCTTCTGGATTAATATCATCCAGACAACCTAGGATTTTATCCAGATCGCTCATCAGTCTTCGAATAAACGAACAACTTCGGGGTTAGAGGCAGGTGCCGGAGCAGTTGTAAAAATACGGCTGTACTGCTCAATGATCCTTTCCTCAAGCTTGATATCCGTGGTCAGAACCAGCTTGTCCTTGGGGAAAAGCCAGGTACCAACCGTTTCACGAACCGAAGGGCTGATAAATTCCTTGAAAAACAAAGGAACTGTCTGGATACTGAGTTGTCCAGTAGCCTGGTTCGGTTGGACCAGAAGGATGGCGGGATTCTTCACCTTTAGGTTTCCGTTCTCCTCGCCAAGAACTTCACCAATGATTGTACGTCCGACATGATCTACGAATGGTTGAATTGAATTCATACGAGCATTTAACCACACGATTTAAAAAAGCAACAATAATAAATAATATTATGCATCAAGAGTCTCACAAAATATTCGAGGCGTATGTTCTTGCAAAACGTCTTGAAGATAAACAACTTAACGAAGGTATTATGGATTTCTTGGGTGGATTGAAAGTAAGGCGCGAAGACAAAATGCGTTACAACACATATAAAGATATGTGGACAAGATTCTGGTATCCTCGTTTTGCAAAGAAAGGGGACATCAAAACAAACAAAGAGAAAGCCATAGATACGTTTGACAAGTTTCTGAATAGCCGTCGTTGGGCCGATGAAAACATGGAAGTCAACAAAGACGAAGCTCTAGAATATTTTAGCAAAAATCACGGCAGCATGGATTTTGACAATCTTCAAAAAGGTGCGATTGAAACACTTCTTTATGGTCAGACTTCAACCAGCACACCCGCCAAAACAACAGAACCCGCAAAGGAAACAGCACCTGAAACAAAAACAGCTGAACCCGCCGCTGATGCCGGAAAGGTTGTGGATCAAGCCGCATCCTCTCCAACTGTTGCAGCTACTATGAGTAAAAGTGAAAGAGATAATTTATCTCCTGATGATAGAGCTGAAATAGACAAAAAAACATTCGCTAGACCTGAAACAGTTGCACCCACACCTGCTCCGGTTGCATCCCCGGCAGAAACTCCCGCTGAACCAGAAGAAGATGCTTACAAGCTAAAAGCAGAAGTGACTCGTTTGAAAAACCTGAATCAAGCCTGGATTGGGGCCATCAAGAAAAAGTTTGGTCGGAATGTGAGAAAGCCCAGTGATCTTGTTGGTAAAAAATCAGTCGTCAGAAAAAAGTAATTCCAAATTGGCATAATTCATCTGGCTTGGTTCCCGGATTTGCCATCCTACTGGTTCGAATAGTTTGCGCATGGTTTCCGATACAAGTTTTTCAAACTGCTTTTCTTTGTCCATAGGGAAAATATCCTTGAATTCCTCGGGCAAACGATTTTTAAACGCCATCACTGTCAAAGCATATTTGTTTGGTTGCTGCACATAGTAATATTGAATCTTGTCGCCACTGTTTATTTTTTCATATTTCTTGTCCAGCTTCATGGTTTTGATGAAATAATTGTAATAATACGCGGCTTTCACATGCACAGGCATTCCTTTTATGGTTGTCAGTTCGTTGCAGGAGTCCGCATATTTTTCGTAATTTTTAATTCCCACCACAAATGAAAGCTCGTTTTCCGGTTTGGTTTGAAATTCTTCATAGATTTTGTCCATGATGATGTTTGTCTGGGAAGGATCCCGGGTTTTCAGCATGGTTTCAATGATTTTTTTGTTGAAAACTTTAACTTCTTTTGTCATGGTGCTGCGAACAACCTCAATTCCTGTATACTTGGTTTTGTCACAAGGAACACCTTCTTCGTCTATGACATGAAGCACATTGCGTTTCTTTTGAATAAAAATACCCACATCACAAATGCTTTCCCGTTTGAATTCCAGGGTGGGCTTGTTGCTGTTTAGTTCTTTCTTGGCCCAATCACATATCTTTTCATTTATATATTTTTCCAGGTTTTCGATCAATTTTTCAGCTTCGGAAGACAATGTTTTGTCTTTTTTCAATAATTTTATATTATTTTTTTCAATCAACGGCTGAATGGAGATGTAAACAGAATCTGTGTCATTATAAATGGTGGGTGGATTTGTTTTTAATGTTTCCCGGTCAATTCCAGCTTCCACAAAGAAATTTTCAATAATCTCGTTTGCATGTTTGATCACGGTCTGACCTGTAAGAGTGATGCTTCGGGCAATGTCCCGGTCACTAAGAAAGAAGAAATTGTTGGCAAATGCCCCATAGATACTGTTCATGAGTATTTTAAGCGCATACTGTTTGTTGTTGAGCACAGATTCCCGGTTCTTTTTTTGTTTGTATTCGGGTGAATCCTTGGAAAGAGAAAGCAGTTCTCGTTTGATTTTCTTAAGTTCCCGCTTGATATCCACCCGTTTTTTATAATTTTCTGCAACAATTTGAGGAACCAGACCCTCTTCTTTTTGGTAAAACAATGTTCCTATTTTTGTGCGGGACAGATTTTCCTTCTCGATAAAGATATTCAGCTTTTCCTCTGTTAGTCGGTATTTCTTTCCGCTGGCATGCGTTAAGGTATAGGTACCATCATCATTTTGACCATCAATGGTTCCCACTTTGGTTTCCGGAGACATGTTGCAGGTGCGAATCAGATTGGGATACAATGAATTGGCATCAAAACTAATGACAGCCTCATGAAATCCCCGTTGTGGTTCGCTGACAAACCCCCCTTCAATTGTCACCCCGTCATCTTCTTTGTGAGGAAACGTGGGTATGATCTTGTTGTTTTTCTTGGCTTGAATGGCCACGGCACCTGCCACAATGCTGATTGTGCTCATGGCAGTTTCCAAATTGGTCAAACCCACATGTGAAAGAGAACGCAAGATGCTCAGATAACTGAGTTTTTCTTCCAGCTTAACAAGCAGATTAACGTCCTGAATGTTATATTCTACAAATTGCTTCCAGTTCTTGTCGGCCAGCGACGAAAGATTGCTTTCCTCATATTCAACTTTTGTTTCTCCCAGTTCCAAAGCACCGATGGATCCGAGCGAATAGCTCTCCCGCTGGATCGGACAGAACTTTTTGTAAACGTTCATATAATCCAGATTGGCAATTCCTTCAATATAAAACTTCTCTGCTTTTCTTCCGAATTTGGTGAATATCTCTTTGCCAATAAGGTTTCGATAAGGACTCAATCTTTTGGAATCGTCCTCGCTTAATACCCGGCTGATCCGGTTAACAAGATATGGAATATCAAAAAGTTCTCCGTTCCAGGTTGCAACAATATCCGGATAATCTTTTTCAAAGAATTCCAGGAAGCTTCCAAGCAAAACAACTTCATCTTTGCAGTAATGATACACAACATTGTCGTGAGAATCGTATGGATGCAGCCCAAAACTATGAAATGTCTGAGTCAAACTATCATAAATGGTGATCATGTTGACCGGAGCTTTGGCCAAATTAGGTTCTGGAAACTCATCCGGACTGTATGTTTCAATATCCAGATAAAATATCTTTAACGGATGTTTAACAAAGTCTGGATTTTCTATCTCACTTGAAAATTCGTCGATCAGAAATTGCTGCGAACACGTGAAATTATGAAATATTCGGTTGTTCTCATCCTTTTCTGTAAACAATCGTCGTTCTTTGGATGAATTGAAAGTCTTTTTCTTTAATTTTGTATTATATAATGATGTTTCGTCGTTTTGGCCGTTGGTTTCAACATACAGATACGGATAATAAGTGCGACTGACTGTGATTCTTTGCCCCGTTTCAGACCATGTGGCCAAACGGATGGCGTGATTTAACGGATCATATGTGGCATGTCTGTACACGCCGACTAGGTTAAACCATTGTACTTGTTTAGCAACACCCTTCTTTCGTCACCATAAGGATATTTGTACAATTCCACGTATTTGTTGATATTATCATCATTTTCCAGCCACCGGGTTTCAGCATATGCCCGGGCCCGTTCACAATGTGTCATGTATTTTGATTTTTTGCTTAAAACCTGTTCAATTGTTTTAATCATTTCATCTCCGGTATCAAATTTGAAAGGCGCATCTTCATAAGTGCAAAGATTTTGACAAGCAATTGGTAAACCATAACAACAAGCCTCAATATATTTCAAATCACTTTTGCTTTTATTGAAATTATTGTTTTGCAGAGGGGCAATCATCATATTGATTTTCATGTCATTTATTTTGCCCGGATAGTTGTATAGCTCGGCCCACGGATGATATTCAAAAATACCCCGTTCAACCAGGGGTCGGAACATCATGGGAAACGCTCCAAAGAAAACCCACTGATATTTGTCTTTGGTGTCAGCAATTGCCTGCAGAACATGTGCAAAATCATCATTTTGACCTACCCGGTTCTCCACATCAAAATGTGCGCCACTTCCTGCATAAAGAATACGAGGTTTCTTTTGAAAAGCATCATAGTTTTCACTGGTACGCTTCAGATTATAGTAATTGCCCATCCAAAACTTGGGAGGATAGTTGGGAATGATGGTAATGTTCTTGTGTCCGGTCTTTTCCGCATAATAATCCTTCATGAATTTGCATGTCACGGTGATTTCATCACACTCATTCATGATGGCTTGAGCTTGTTTGCGGATATTTGGATCAATGAAAGCGGTTTTAAACTTGTTATAGTCTGGGATATCCTCGTGAAACACAAGATCATCAATTTCATACATGAGACGAAAGCCCTGTTGCTGGCCCAGTTGTTTTAGAAACTGTACAAATTTAAGCTGATGTTCGGTTGCTTGGCGTTGCACACGAACTGCTTTGGTATGAATGTAATAACGAGGATCAAGGCACATGACGGTCGTGCTGTGCATGGTCATTTTGTTGTGGGCATTTAGGATCATTTCGGGCCAGATCAAACGCCAATGACCACAACCACTGTAGTCTGCAAGATAGTTGATGCCCCGGTCCGGAATATTGTCCGGTTGAGCAGGAGTGGGAGTAAGCTGCCGAGGAACTGCTTTGTTGGTGTATTGACTTGCTGCCTGAAGCAAAGGATTGGATACGTAGGGATTGCCCGGTGTAAACATAAATTTAATTAATATATATTTTTAATTTTCAAGCAGGTTTGTTATGCCATTTTTCTTTTGCAAGCTTATGGTTTTGTAGTTATTTGAATAAATTGCATCTTTTCGGTGGCTGATAATGAAAACACACTTGTTTTGGGCAATTTCTTCACATATGTCCGTGATAAGTTGCACACTTTTCTTGTCAAAACTGCTGTCAAATATCTCATCAAACAGCACAAAATTAAACATGGGGAAGTTCTGAAGTTCCCGCATTTCCATAAAAGAGAACATGCAAGCCAAATCCACTGCTTTCTTTTCTGCCCCGGACAGGTTTGCATAGCTTGCAACCTTGCCCACCGCATCTGTCAGACTGTCCTCAAAATAATGATCAAAAGTTATGCGGGAATTGGCATCCAATTTGTTCAAATAATGGTTTATTTTATTGTTGAGAAGGTTTATTATTTTAGAAATAAATACGCTTTTAAGACCTTCATCACTCAAAATGAATTTACTATTATTTAAAATATAAATTCTTTGGTCTGCTTCAGTTATCTTTTTCTGCAAATCATCCAGTTTGGTTTTGTTATCTTCTATGGTTTTGTCAAAATTCTCTGTTCGATTCTTTTCCTTTTCAATCTGATTTTCAACATCCTTGATGGAAGATTCTATTTGCTCGATAAGCTTTTTGTTTTGTTCCTGTTTGGAATTGTCTTTTTCAAATTGTTTTTCCCTTTTTTGAAGGGTGTCTATTATTTTTTCTGCATCGTTTCTTTTTAAAAGTATTTTTTTACGATTTTCTGTTTCTTTCAAAATAAGGGCTTCATTATTTTCTATTTGTTGTTGCATTTCTTTTTTTCGGTTTTCCACATGATCCTTGCAGCTTTCATCAATTTCCCGCAAGCAGGATGGACAAACGTCAATGTTTTCCTTGATTTCATTCAGATTTTTTTGAATGCTTTTGATTTCAGATTGTTTGGCTGCTATATTTTTATCTGATTCATTTGCTTTTTGCTCTATGACTTTCAATGCATTTTTGGCTTGGTTTATCTTTTCAGAGTAATCGATCTGCTCAGTCTTTTGCAGCTCCTCAATTTCTTTGTTTAGAACAGTTATGTTTGTTTGCAGGGTTTTTATCTTTGTTTCCAGTTCCTCTATGTTTTTCTTTTTCTTATTTTCAAACTCGTCTTTTTGTTTTTTATAATCATCCAGAATGGATTCATAGGTTTCTTTTTTGGCATTCAGTCCTTCCCGAATTTTTCTTTCTTCGGAAAGTTCACCTTTGCACAATTCCGTCATTTCTGAAAAAATATCTAAATCCAAAATGGATTCAATATATTCCCGCTTTTCAGACTTTTTCATATTCATGAAGCAATTGCTGCTGTTGATCCCCAATGAAATACAATTGTTGAATATTTTGCTTGTGCAGTGAATCAGGGTTTGAATTGTTTCATTTGTGTTTGCGATGGTGTCTTTGGTTTCATCCACCGAATTTTTTATCAATTTGACCATGGTGGGATTGATTGTGCGGATTATTTCATAACTGTCGCTGCTGATGTCAAACGTAATGTTAACAACCGTTTTTCCGTTTGTGTAATAATTGGGTATCAGGTCTTTTTTGATTTCCCGGATGGTTTCTCCAAACAAAGCAAAATGAATGGCATCGGCTATGGTGCTTTTGCCCACACCGTTAGATCTTTCCGGTTTGTCCAGATTTTGGCCGGTAATCAGGCAAAGACCCCTTTCAAACTGCACTGTGATGGGCTTTTCCCCCACAGAAAGAAAATTCTTTATATAAACTGTTTTGAAATTTATGGATTGCATCAAGCACACCTTTTGTAAAGATTGCTGCAATAATTTAAGGTTTCTTTTTTATGTTCTACTTCCATCCCGTTAATAAATTCTTCCAGCATCTGTTCAAACCCTATATTGGTTTCGTTTGATTGGGATTCGCTCTTTAATTCAAAATCTGTCTGGGTGAGCAATGTAAATGGCGTGAATTCTTCCTGTATTTGGCTGGAAAAGCTGGTGTATTTTTCTGTGGTATCAGAAACATCAAAGATGATTCGCACGATAGATTTTTTTCTTTTGGGCGTTTCTTTTTTTGAATATCTGATTATTTCATGCCGAGGCGAAAACTCATTCTCGAATTTTTTCAAACTCATATTTTCCAAATCAAGAATGTATGCATATTTGTTGTTGTTAATATCCGCAAAAGTATGTTGAAAAGGATTTCCCAGATATCCCGCTGTCAGTTTGTTCATTTTGCGAACATCACTGATATGAAAGTGACCGGCCAGAATAAACCTTTCTTTTTCTCTATATTTTTCCAAATCAGCTCCTTCTTCGCAAAATTTGCTGTTGTTCATTTTAAAATGTTTGAATTCGGCATGAGTTAACACAACGTCCGCTTCATAGTTCTTTTCATCAGATGAATCTGTCCAGGGAACCATGTTGATTTGTTTGTCCCCATATTTGAAAGATGTTGCGTTATTCACAACACTCACATACGGATAACCCTGAAAAACATGCAGGGAAGTTACATCATTCTTTTCTTTGAAATAAATGTCGTGATTACCCGTGATCAAATAAACTTTGAAATCGGAAAAGATATCCAACACTTTTCTTGCAATATCCAAAGTGGAAACATCAATCTGGTCCCGATCATGGAAATAATCCCCCAAACAAATGATCGATTCGGCCCCTTCTTGAACGGCAATTTCCCTGGCCCACTCAGCCCAATCCAAAGCAAGCTGATGCCATTTGGGACTATTCTGGTGAACGCCCAAATGGAAATCGGCAAAAAGAAGAGATTTTTTGGTCAGTGTTTTCAATTGTCATCATTGTTGTCATTATCAATATAAACGTGACCACCCGTGTTTTCCGTTCCTTCTATCATTTTGTCCATGTACATTTTTTCCTTGTATTGTTCCAAGGTTTCATGATGCTTTTTTTCTTTCTTGATCCTGTTGATAAAAGCATGAAACGCAATCGTGGTGAAATAACTGAAGGGGCTGTATCCAGAATCCAAATTGAATTTTTTATGCTTGAGGGCCGTCATCATTTTGACAATGGCATCTCCCACCATTTCGTCCCGATAACTATTTCCCGTAACATAAATTTTCCCATTTCTTCTGCAAACAAAAGTTCCATACTCGGTGGTGGGGCACCAAACAGTTCCATTGTAGGGATGGGTCGGTAGATTTGGTTTGCCCGCCTTTCCTATTGTTTTTGTTTTACCAACAGAAGTTACACCTGCTCCGGGTCTTCCTCCGTGCATATCTATGTTTTCCACTCGACATGTTAATTTTGGTTTGTCGTAAATATTTGAAACAAAATATTCACTGTAACCAAATCTGGAACGATGTTTTCTTAGAATTTTGGAGGCGGTGATTCCTGCCAATGTGCAAACAATCAAAAACATGTCCATGTGCTTTTCACACTTTTGAACATAAGTTCTTAAATTTTGATTGTCATCCTTATGTCTTGTGCTGCCATCACCATCCACCATGGTTTGAATCAACAACAGTCTTTGTTTTTGGGTCAAATTTAATATAAATTCCATGCTCATGATTCGTTTTGGTGCCAAACGAATTATCTCATTTGCATATTTTTTATTAAAATAAAACCCCAAAATCTCGGGATTGGACCAATTATAAATTTTATATTTTATTCCCAATTTATCCATGCAGTTTTTTATTCTATCCGCTTTTGGTCCAATCTTTTGAAAGATAGTTATGCTGTGGGTTTTTTTACCCAGTGCAAAATGTCCTTCAGTTATGGCCCATCCCATCAATTCGACAAAAGCATTGCTATAAATTGCTTTGTTTGGTTTAACATGTTTGCCCATTAAAACCAAATGGTTGTTGGTTTTCAACAATTCAACAGGCTGTAGCCCATTTTCAATTGTGACAAATTTATGATTTGGCGTGACCAAAGCATCAAGTGCTTTCAAAGTCAATCGATGCATTTTTCCTTTATATTTTCCAACATACAAATCCAGTATTTTGGACCATGCAAATCTTTTTTCATCGATATTGTATGACAAAATAATGTCCTTTTTTGTAAGTTCAGAATATTTTAGCCATCCCCGTTGAGTTAATGCCTCTGTTTGTGTGTCCACACAATAATTTATGAAGTTGGGGGCATAGCTAAGACCGTTTGCAATCTTGCTGACACTTTCACCCAGATAGGCGGTCAGTGTTCCGGACAAATAAAATCCCCGGATACCATCTTCAAATTCTTTTGAATTCACATAGTGAATCTTTTCTTTTTTAACCTTTTCAGCTATTTTTTTAATATCAACATTGTCATCGGAACAATCCGATAATTGTTGTTGATTCTTGGGTTTGCGTCCTCTTTTTTTCTTCATATGATTTTATATTTTGTTTTCTTGGTTTCAATTTGTTCTTTTTGATATATTTCACACCTTTTTTCAAAGTGTCTTTTTCCGTAGTAAAGTTGGTCGGCTAGATCAATAAGCATAAGTTTTTCCTTGGAGGGATGTAATCTTAACCCACGCCCTATGCTTTGCAATAGACGTATTTTGGCTTTTCCTGCGTTTGCTAAAATAATATTGTGAAGGTTTTTGATATCGATTCCAGTTGCAAAAATACTGCTTATGGCAATGCAAACAACGTTGGCGGCCTGCTCCATGATGCGCCGAATTTCATTTCGGGATTCAACTTCAACCTCGCCCCGTATAAAAAACACCTTTTTGTTTTCACAAATTTTTTCCAAAACCTTTTGCAAATCCAATCCATGCTGAATTCGATCTATCAAAACAAGCGTATTATTTTGCAAATTACAACTAAGTTTGCTAATAATTTTATTTCGGGAGTCATTGTTTATTATAAATTCATATTCTTGCCGGTACCTTTTCATGTCATCTGGTGAACACCATTCCGGTTGATTTTCATAATCCAGTTCAATCACGTTACAGATTGCTTGGGAAAGATACTCTTTAAGATCCACACTGGTTTTTTTGTAAATTACCGGTCCTATTTTCCCCTCTATGCAAAGCACATCTTCTTTCTCATCCGGTAAAGTTCCTGTAAAACCAAACCGTATGTTGGCATCTATCTTGTCCAAAACCTTGTTGATTTTGTTTCCTCGTTTGTATTTGTGTGCTTCATCAATGATTATCACATCACAATCTGTTAATTTTTCCTCCCCTCGAGCATTCAATACACCGATATTGGCAATCACCACCTGGCAATCTCCGTCAAAATCATTTTCCCCGGTATATTTTTTCACATCACATCTCAATCCACACTTTTCAAATTCTTCATAAACCTGTTCCACAAGACCCAAATCCGGCTCCAACACAAGAATTTTTTTGGCCAGACTGTTTTTCAAAAAATTGTGACACAACAAAGCCATCACATATGTTTTTCCGCCTCCGGTGGCAACTTCAAATATTCCCCGACCAAACCGAAAAGCTTTCTCGCACATTTCTTTTTGATAGTCCCGGGGTTCATATTGCAAATATTCCACCTGAATTTTTGATCTTATAGGATTGGCTTTGAGCAAAACCTCGGAATCGACTGTTACCTGCTCCAATCCCAGCGTTTCGGTCATGTATCTGAAGATGGAAAAGAACAATCCCAGATCAAACCTTCCTGATGGCGTTATGGCATACAACCGATCCGCAACATAATAACCTTTGCGGCGCATATGCTTTGCCGTTTTGTTTTCACACGAAAAATGATTTCGAATCATCCGAATGTGCGGAGATTCTATCATCCCAAACCTTTTGGATTTGTCCAGATAGATACGGTTCAATTTGTTTCGAGTTTGATTAGTTCAACCAGATTCTTGATGTCAAAGCTTGCCGAGCTTAGAATCTTTTCACTTTTTTCACATATTTCCAATATCAGTTCGTTGTTTTTTATCTTTTTGTCTATTTCTGAAATGATTTCATGATCTGAAGCTAGTTTTTCCGCAGAAATCAAACTGAGTTTTACCGGCGATTCCCGGTTGATTTCATCCACTACATTTCGCAACATGCGTTTTCGTTCTGCATGCAAATCGCCAAGTTCCCGTTTTGTTTGAATGTAAATTGTTGCATACCTGTGTTTGATGCTGGGCAACATCAATTGTTTTTCTTTCAAATTAAGTTCATCAAACTGAAGAAACTGTTTTAGTTCTTCCAGCAGTTTTTCTGGTTCCATTAATATATAAATACTTGATATGGGTCTTTTTTCAAACATTTTTACCAAAATACTAAACGAAGACAACGTGGCAGGCGTTGGGGGTGTGTTTGGGAGCGGACCCAGCATCGGTGGGGTTTTTAACCCCCCATCTCAAATCAGCAGCGGGGACAATTATGCCCCGGGCGATGCCCGCATTCCTTTTGCTTTTGGTGCAGTTAAAAGGGGCAAGAAAAAGAAAAAAAAGAAGATTCTCATACAACGCCGGAGGTTGTAATCCATGAGTGATAATGGTCACTGGATTTGTGAAAATTTCGAACCAGAAAGCTTTGGTTTCATTTATTTGATAACAAATCTTAAAAACAACCGCAAATATATTGGAAAAAAACAGCTTCAATTTCGCAAAAAAAGAAAACTGAAGAGCCGCAAAAACAGTAAAATTTCATATTCTGAAAGTGATTGGAAAACCTACACAGGTTCTTGCCGGGAACTTAACGAGGATATTGAAAAATATGGTAAAGAAAATTTCCGGTTTGAAATACTTCGGTTTTGCCGCAGCAAATGGGAACTGGGTTATGAAGAGATCAGGTTGCAAATTCAGAACGAAGTGATAAAAAATCCGGAGTATTACAATGGAATTATTAATTGCCGTCTCGGAAAGCCAAAGGAGTTCTGGTTTAAAGATGCAGAAAAAGGATAACATTGTATTTGTGGATTTTTGGGATGCGTTTTCAAACAAACTGGAAACAAAGATTTTGGATTCTTGTCACAAGTTTAAGCTGCTTGAAAAGCCCCTGAAGAAGAATCGGGACGCCAAAAACATACTGGTGTATCAATTGGCAAACCTTTTGCTGTCCAATTTTGTGATCAAACGTCAACCTGAAGACATTGTGTTTGTTGTTTCGGAACAAAGCTTGAAAGATTTGGAAATCTGTGAGCATTTTGATTCGGATGAACTTTTTGATGTTTGCATCAAGATTCTTAAAAAATTTGAAAAATATCTGAGCTTTACTGTTATTGAATATGAAGGATCTTTCGTTCAATTCAGCAAATTGATATCCTCGGATCCTGTTTTTTATAAAACAATTGCCAGCAAAATTATAAACTCCATTCTGATTCAAAGCAGTAAAAATTTCAGCATGAAGGACATACAAAAGGTTTTAAAAGAATATAACCTGTCTAATTCCGTGTTAAAAAAGAATTATTCAATGAAATTAGAGTAAATACTTACATGGCAAGATTTCATAAGTTGTTGGAACAAGAATATCTTAAATTAGACATCAAACCGCCAAAATTGACTGAACTGCAACAAAATGTGGTGGACAAAATGGTTTCGTCCGGCAAAGCCAAATATGAAGGTCTTAAAAAAATGAATGCGGTTGTCAGCTATGATGTGGATGGTGAAAAGGGTAGATTTAAAATAACTCCGGACGGCAAAGTGGAAAAACATGCAGAAGAAGATCAGGAAGAATTTAGCGGTCTTACCAAATTAACAGGGGGGAGTTTGACTCCTAATGATTTAAAAATAGCTCGTATTTTAGCAGGAGGAAATGCAAAAGGAGGAATTCTTTTCAATAGAAATCCTCAAAAACAAATTGAACAAGCACTCGGCGCAATTACAGGAAAATTAGCAAAAAAACTTAAAAAAGTTGCAGACGGAATAAAAGTATGAAATTCGATGATATTTTAAAAAATAAATACGGTCTTCTTAACGAACAGCCCCCGGCAACACTGGATGCTGCTGAAGATGTTGCTCAACCAGAGGAACCTGCAGCGGAACAACCGGCTGCTGAAACACCTGCTGAAGAAGCACCCAAGCTTGATACACAAGGTGTTCAGTATCTTGTTGATCTGATTCGTAAAGCTTTGCTTATCGACAAACTGGATGATCGTGAAAAAGCAGATTTGATTAATTTAACAATTGATGCGGGCAATGCTTTTAATATTTTAGAAAATAAAATTATACCAATTCTTAATAAATATATTCCCGAGACTACCTCTTGAAATTACGCTTTTATCCGTAAAATAAAACTATGGCCAAACCATTAAAGTTCGTTGCTGCCGGGGATGTTCACGGCGACGAATCCGATCCGCAAGCATTAAAATGTTTGTTCGGCTTCATGCGGGATTATAAACCGGATCTGACGGTTTGTATCGGAGATGTGTGGGATTTTCGTGCCATCCGAAAAAATTGTGATGTGGACACCGAACAAAGTCAAAGCATGATCGAGGATTGGGAAGCAGGAAAAGATTTCTTTAAAAAGTTTTTCTCATTTGGAAGTGAGCGTGTATTTTTGAGGGGAAATCACGACGAAAGAATTTATGATCTGCGTTTGAATGCCAGTAGCGGATTGAAGCGGGATTATGCCCGTCAAGGAATTGAGTCTATCGAGGAAATGTGTAAAAAGCAACGAGTCCGAATGTTTCCTTATGATTCCAAAGAAGGTGTTTACAAATGTGGTTCCCTTTCATTTGTTCATGGATATGGGCACAACATGCATGGTTCCAAACAACACTCTGATGTGTACGGTAACGTTTTGTTCGGGCATACCCACGCAATTGATTATTTCCGGTCGGTCAGCACAGATGTTCGGGAAGGTTGGAATATCGGTTGTCTGAGTAATTTGTCCCCTTCATACAACCGCAATCAAATGCGCCGTCTTCGGTGGCAACACGGATGGGCTTTTGGTTTGATTCATATGGACAATACTCATGAAGTTTATCAAGCCAAGGAACGCAATCGAAAATATATAATTCCTACCAATATAAAGGTTTATAGTTGACATTATTTTCAGTTCCGATAATATCGGTCCATGAGTAAAAAGTTTAGAATCAAAAACGTACAATCGGACAATTGGGCCCGTTTTCTTTTTCAGGAAATGCGCAAGGATGAGAAGCGTCCCACCGGAGAACGTTGGTTGGAATTGAAACAAATATGTGAACTGACAAAAAACAAAGCAAAATATCACACACTCAGAAACATTTTGTCGGAAATAATCAACCGAAAAGAATGTGAACTTTATGTTGGTACAGTTCGTTCCCCAAAAGGATTTGTGAAAAAAGCGGTATGGTATCGCCACAAAAAATATACATGGAAGGAATATTTTTCAAAAAACATATACAAGAAGGAACGTCAACGCATTCCCAATGGCACAGATTGGTTCACAGCAGAAGATCTTTCAAAAAAAACCGGTCTGAGAAAATCAAAAATTCTAAGACTTATACGGGAACACCGGTTAAATAAACAGGTAAAAACTTTTGATGGTTATAAATTCAACGCCAATAAAAATTATTTGGAAAGAAAAATCTGGTATAAATTATGTCTAAATGGGTAGAACAACTTCAGTCTGTAATCAAAAAGGAGGAAACCAGACCGCAAGGAAACTGGAAAACCAAATTTGAGATTGTGGACATTATCAAAAGCAGCACGGATAATTGCCAAAAATTTCTGCAATGGGGACTAAAAACCAACCGGATAAAAATGAAAACCGGAACCAGCCTCACCTCAACCCGAGTTATGACAAGCAAAATGTTTTACCATCCTTTAAAAAAGGATTGGAAACGTCTTTACGCGGAGTATGCCAAAAGCAGGGAAAAGCGTCCCAAAGGAAACGGATGGAAAACGTTTACTCAGCTTTGTCGTGAATTAAAACTTAGCGAATCGCATGGACGCAAAATGATTTGTCTTTTGGTCAAAAATCAAAAATTGGAAATTTTTCGGGGCGGAATTGTGGACGAGGGCAGCAGAATCACCGCTATCAAGTTTTATCGTATCAAAGGATAGTTTCCAACACCCGCAAAACTACCTTCTTGCGGATTTCCGGTCCTTGCAGATTCTTAAGAAAAGTCAGAAACTCGTTTAGAACTTTCTCTGGATCCTGACGAACAACCGTGGGCACTTCTGCGGCAGGGTTTAATGCACTGTTGGCTTGTGGTCCAAGACCTAGATTTTCACAATAAAGATCTCCCATTTTACGGATATCGTCACTCAAACTCATGTAAATATTTATTAATTCATGATCAGTTTTAAAAATATAAAAACTATTTTAAATGAAAAGTTGGTTTTGAAAAAAAGACTCGCTCCTGAAGGCAAAACCATTTTTATAGCGACCAGCGATCTACAGGACCCAAAACAATCTGGTAATGAGACATTTACAAATAAAGATTTTATTAAAACCCTGGGATTTAAATGGAATGCTCTGGAACGCCGATGGGAAACAGGCGCTTTGGACGAATCCGAAGCATCAGATTTTGTAAAAAATACAATCAAAAAACTGAATGAATTCAACAAAGAAGAACTTACCGACACAACTGTTGCTGAATTTGGCGGGGAAAATTTGGAGGATCGTTTCAAAAAATTCGTGGAACTTTTGAAAAGTGGCGTATTGAATGTAAAAAACAGCAAGGAATATCAAGAATATGTTCAGTTTCAAAAACGTTTTCGCAATTATTCATTCAACAACCAGATTCTAATCTTTCTGCAAAGAAAAAATGCTTCCAGAGTGGCCGGAAAAAACACATGGTTTCGACAGTTCGGCCGAAAAATAAAACCCGGAGAACGGGCCATACTGATTTATGCTCCGATCATGGTCAAACAAAAAGACGGAGACATAAGTGTGGGAGAAGATCCTACGGCCGGTATTAAGGAAAAAGTGATGCGATTCCGTCTTGTGCCTGTTTTTGATATCAGTCAAACCGAACCTATTCCTGGCCGGGAAAAAGAAATTCCCGAGGAAATACAATGGTTTGATGACACGCCGCTAAATGAACGCATGCGCACCATATTTGATGCTGTGAAACAATATGCAGGGGAAAACAACATCAAAGTGGACATCAAGGCAGAAGACGAACTGGGTGGTGCCCGGGGCGTCAGCCGGGGCGGAACCATTGAGCTTGTTAGTGAAAATTTAAGCACATTAATCCATGAAGTTGCCCACGAAATGTTGCATTGGAAAGATCGGGAAAATGTTCCGGAACGGAAAATACGAGAACTTCAGGCAGAAGGAGTGGCAAATTTTGTTTTGAGTGAATATGATATTCCCGCTCCTCACACTGAAAAGTATCTGGCTCTTTGGCAGATCGATCCGGAACATATCACCAGCAACTTTAATATTATAAAAGACACTTCAAAAACCCTTATAGAATATATAAATAATCATGTGGAACAAAAAGGTGCAAATCTATGAAAAACATTAATGTAGAATATGATATGGATGAAAATGATCTGGATATCATTCTCCGGGATATTGTAAAAGAACATAAAACAAAACCCAATCTGGATTATATTTTTGAAAATTATAGCAATCTGCTTTCCGTATTCAAACCGCATGTGATCAAGAAAGCATTGGATGGTATTGAAGAGGATTACACACACGCTCCTAATGAAGGTGAGGAATCCGGAACAACTTTATCCGTGAGTCCAAAAGCTGCTCTGGCTAAAGCAAAAGAAGCAATAAAAAATTTAGAAAAAGATAATCAGCAGTTGGCAAAAATAATAGATGCCCAACCTGATTTGATTAAAGTGATGATTCGAACCAGAGATTTGTTTCCTTACAAATTTCGGGGAGACAGTGAAGTGATACAATTTATTAAAAAAGCAATTGGCCCGGAAGCTTTTAAACTGGCATATCACGCCGAAAACCAAGCCAATCAATTTGAAGATGAACCGCACGATATTGAAAGTGATCCGGAAAGCATGAAAGAAGAAAGCACTTTTACCCGAGCTTATGACAAGCTCATGGGTAATCTGAATGAATCTCATGTTCCAGAAGGTGATGATGAAGGTCGCATGCTTGAATATCAGCTTCGTACTATTCGGGATGAAATTGATGAATTGCTTCCTCTCATTCAACCCAACGATCAGTTTGAAGGTTGGGTGCAAAGCAAGGTTACTTTGGCAAAAGATTATGTTTCGGCTGTTAAAGATTATCTGACACAACATCACGCTGAATATCATAGCGATGATGATGGTGATCGGGGCAGTCATGATTTGAGTGATGATGCGGGGGCTTTGGCCAGTGCAGGTTACGGAACGGATGAAGATTACGGTTATTACGGGAGAAATGAAGACAACGAAGAAGTAAAAGAAGGTGTAGTCATGGAAAAGAAAGGTGCGCGTTGCACCAAGGTAACCGGTCAAATGCAATCAACACGCAGTGATAAAAAATACATGCGTTGTGCCAGGGTTGGTGGAAAGCTCAAACGAGTACATTACGGTGATCCTAAAAGAAGGATTAAAAAGTCTAATCCTAAAAAACGTCGTTCATTTCGGGCACGTCATAAATGTTCTACTGCCAAACCCGGTACGGCAAAATACTTTAGTTGTAAAAATTGGTGATAAGTCTATGAATTTCAACGACTTAGTAACTCAACTTCTTGAAGAAGCCACCAAGAAAAAAGCCAAACGGGATGCTTGTTATCACAAGGTAAAGCGCCGGTATAAAGTTTGGCCTTCGGCATATGCTTCTGGGGCGTTATCAGCGTGCAGAAAACGCGGTGCGGCTAATTGGGGTAAGAGCAAAAAGAAATGACCCAAAACTTTGATAACTTGGTTGATTCCCTGATCAACGAAGCCAAGTTTTCTCTTGAAAAGAAATATGGTCTTCGTGGTTGGTTCATGCGCAATAAAGGTAAAGGTTGGGTAGACTGTCGTACCGGTAAACCCTGTGGTCGTCAGAAGGGAGAAAAGCGCAAGGGGTATCCGGCCTGTCGTCCCACTAAAAGCATGTGCAGCAGCCGTAAACGTCTAAAAAAAACCAAAAAGCGTATCAGTTGGAAAAAAGGCGCACCTGCCAAATAGTTAAATATTCTTATGAAGAAAGGCATATGCAAACTGGCTCCAAACGAGGTGCATAAAGGTGACAAGATTAAGAACACCAATCCGGATTGCAAACACTACCAAAGCAAAGGGGTGGTCATCAAAGTCAGCAAGATAAAAGGTAAAAAAGGTAATATTGTGGGCAACAAGGTGGAATACAAAGCCAGCAACAAAGGCAAACACTGGAAAAAAGGAGATAAGCTGGAAAAAACTGAAATACAGCTGAATAAAGAATCATTCAAACCTTTTCGTTTCTTTTTTGAAAAACATTGTCCAGACACAGTTGGTATTGTGGAAAAGGTTTATATTGATGGGCTGGGAAATGTGGATGCCAAGATAGACAGCGGAAACGACAGCAACAATGTGCTTTGTGGAACGGATATTCAACTGATTGAAAAAAATGGTCGCAAATATGCCAAATTCACAAGTGTTGGAAACAAACAACTGACCCGTCCTCTTTTGGATCTGGTCAGCATACATATCGGGGCCGGTGAAGAAGAAAAGCGTCCCCTTGTGGCCCTGGATATCGTTTTTGGTGATACGTTGCACAAAGTTGTCCCATTCAGTATCGGGGACCGAACCCAGAACGATCAACCCGTTCTTATTGGAAAAAAATTTCTACAACAATTGGGAATGGTGATTGATGTGAATTCAAAGTATCTGTTGTCAGTGTATGATGAAAAGCGGGGACAATTCAGCCAAAAACCCAGTTTGAATTATGTAAGCAATCCTCCGGCACAGGTAGGCGGGGGAAATACAGTTGGTCGGGACGTTGCTTAACGATATCCCAAAAGATCCAAGCAACTATTCAGGTTATATTGATCAATACGGTCAATAACATGGCTGGGAGCAAATCTTGCCTGTGTATCAAACCTTAAACCAGTTTCCTCTCCGGTTAACAATATGTCTTCTACAAAATCCATGGCCCCAAATTTTTTCAAAAATCGATAATAAGGGTCTTTTTCAAAATCAGTTTCAAGCAGAACCGTATGGTTTAGATCAATATGCGCCACCATTGTCAGCGTTCGAAAACAACTTATGCTGCTGGGCGGGTTAACCAACTGTGCATTTATGATGATATGCACCTTAATATTTAATAAATAATAGTGTGAATTTTGAAAAAATGATGCTTCGCACGGTGGTGGAAAAACTGAAGCTGCGCCGCATGCGGTTCAAGGTGGATCCGGCCATCAGCAATCTGGAAGACTTTGACGGCAACACCAGTTATGAAGGTTACATCCTGAATGAAAATGAAGGGGTCTTGAATATTTTGGTGGTGGATCCAAACAATCAGGTTCGTCAAACTGCGGTATTTTCAAATGCAGTGAATGTTCTTTCCAACAATCTGGTTGAATTCAAACGCAATCTGGTTCGGATCATCCTGAAAAAAGTACCAGAACAGGTATTGGAACAGATTCAAAATGCATCCACGTTTGATGAAGTTGAACAATTGGCCACACAAAATGGCGCAACCGAAGATGATATAAAGAACGCTTATCGTTCTTTCAATACTGAGTCCACTCTGAATGAACAAGGAATTTTAGGTAGAGCAGCTCAAAAAGCAAAAGATGTTACGGCATCTGCGGTTTCAAAAGTTCCGGGTGCACAAAGCTCGGGACTTATAAGAAGGGGACTTGGCAAAGCTGCTGACATTGGAAAAGAAGTTGCGTTTGGAAAAGACGCCAAAACCTTGGGGCAAAAAGCTTGGGGTGCTGCCAACATAATGGGAAGAGTGGGAGAAACTTTGAAAAAATTTGGCCCCAAAGGATCTAGAGACTTTGAATTCAAAGATCGTTCTGGGTTTTATCATAAAGACAAACCTCGAATTGGACAAAAATTTGAAATATCTTACAGTAAAAACAAAAAAGATTACCAAATTACAGCAACTGTTTCAGGTGAAAAAACATCTGGAAATAAAACATTTATTCAATTAAGAAACGTTTCTGTAAACCCTCCATTTGAAGATTATGAAAAAGTAAACGGAATTCTTGTGGAATTTGGTTTAAATAGTCCCCGTGCTAATTTTCATGTATATGATGATAGCAACAAGTTGCGGGACGGATTTTCAACAAAATTACAATACGATAATTCCACAAAAACATGGGAGGGAATTGAATCTGATAAAACAGAAGAGATAAATGATGATGAAAAACAACCGGGACGAAAAGTTGTGGCTAGTAAGGCAAATATCAAATCTCTTGCCGATACTAAAGGATATGAAAGTTTTCAAGAACCTTATGGTCAAAAAAGAATTTTGTTTAAAATAAAAGGCGAAAAAATTTATTTTGATAGTAATCACAATAGACAAACACCAAAACTAGAACCTTGAAGGGTAAATAAAAACATGAGCACAATTAATGAAAAAAAGATGACATCCGGTCAAAAAAAGAAACGGGAAAAAATTGTTAAGGGTATGAAAAAAGGATTGAAAGGCATGAAAGAACGTTATGGCAAGCGTGCCAAGGAAGTCATGTATGCCACTGCCACAAAGCAAGCCATGAAGGAAAGTGCATCCTTTGATGAACTTGTGGGAAAGATATTGTCGGAAAGCTACA